TACACACATCAGCTTAAATTCAGTCGTATAACGCAAAATGTACCCTCCTTACTGGGTGTCCAGTAAAGAGGGTACATTTCAAGGCGGCAGTCTTTTTTTATTCTTGGGAATGTTGGGCGCCTGAAGCGGAACACTTGATGAGGGAATACCGATGGCGTCAAAGAAAGGTTCTAGTGTTCCCCATGAAGAAGTGCAGCTGCGGCTTCCTTGTTTCCGGACTTACTGGCACGAGCGTACCAATAACGGGCTTTTGAAAGATTCCTTGCCGTGCCTTCCCCCTTTTCATAGAGGCGTCCCAAGGCAAGCTGACTGGGGGCTGAAACATGGTCGCTGCGGTATGCGGACTGCAGGTAAAGGTCCATGGCTTTTTGTATGTCTTGAGGAACGCCCTTGCCTTTTTCGTAAAGCGTACCCAATAGATAAGTAGCAGTTACATCTCCTCTAAGGGAGGCTGCTTGGTACCAATGGGCGGCTAACTGGGCATCAGGAGCCACACCATATCCATTTTCAAAGCAAAGACCGATATATCGTCCTGCCTTCATGTCGCCTCGGTCAAAGGCAATTTGTAAAATCTTGAGTGCGCTTTCATAATGACCCTCGGTGTATAAGCGGATTCCCTCTTTTAAGAAGAGACGATCTGAAAGGGAATGTGTGGCTGTTTTTTCATAAGCTGGATGAATTATGATTCCTTCCGTTTTCGTCTTAGCCTGAGCTGGAGCAAGAGGCAGTAAGAAAAGGCAGGAAAGCAGAAAGGATCCCGCCATGGCAGCAAATTTCATAGGAATGCCTTCTTTCGTAAATCATTGATTGCGGTCATTATAGCATATAAATCTAGTATGAATCATGAATTTTCGATAAGTTGATTTTACTTTCCACTAATATGACGCGATTCGATGATTTACTAGATATTTATGATATAATACAAAATATAGATATAGAAATAAAAATAATTAGCATTAAATATACTGATTTACTGGGAAAGGGGATGCGGAGTTGATGAAACCTACGTATTGTTCTTGCCGGAGCATACTTGCTTTTTTTGTTTTATTGAGCCTTCAGACGGGAGTCACCCATGCGGAAACCCATACGTACGGTACCATTGCGGGTCCGGATCATGTCAGCGCGACTGATGATGGTGACATCACGGCCGAAGGTATCAATGGCTGGCATTGGAAATGGACAGATCCCGCGACAGGCGAAGTTTATGAAAATACGTACACAGGAGACTTGCTTGTCGGCAACCGCACGGGAACGGATACGGTTGCTATCCAAAAGGGAAAATGTTCCTCGCTTGCCGCTCGTAAGGAGGCGTCGGGCATATATTTTTACTCAGCCCAAAAATCGGGCTGATTTGATGGAGTACGTGAGGCCATTGCTTAAAAAAGATTTTGTGGAAACAATGGCCTTATGGCCTATCGTACGATGGACAGTCCCACGTTTGGGGATAGCTTACGCCTGGGCGTTTCCTTTCCTACCCATGTGTCGTCACTTCCAGCGCCTAGCTTATCAAAGCGGAAGCTTTTTGCAATCTTCAGTCCATATGGGCCCATCTACTTTGTCGCCCGCGCGCCCAACCTCCTAGACGTACCGGCCTCTGGCCGCAAGGAAACTCCCGCGTCGCTGCGCTAGCGGACTGCTGGCGTCTCAGGTCTGTCGTCGGTGGAAGCGGGGGCTCCTCGCATCTGGATTCATCTGAACCGAATTCGCAAAAAGCAATTGGAGGAAAAGACCGGAAGGGAAAAGATTGTAAGGCAAAAAACGTAAGAGAAGCCCAAAACCGAACGTAGACGTAGGTTCGGTTTTGGGCTTTTATCTTCTGTTCGGCTTTTGTAGGAGGTGGGTCCTTTGAAATAGAAAGATAACAATGGCGCTTGGAACGACTCGCGTCCCCTCTTTCCCCTTTGAACTTGCTGCAACGCATCGATCTGCCTTTGCCAAGGCGGTAAGCGCATCGCTGCCTTAGAAAAGCGAAGTGGGACATCGTGCAGGGCGGGTAAGTGAGTCGCCGAATTTTTCGTTTTCTCTTATGCTGAAAAATTCGTGCAGAAAGCTTACTCAGAGGGCAGCAACGATAGGAGCAGTCGGAGTTTCCTCTGCCGGAAAGGCCGGTCTTCTGATGTGAAACAGCAGAAAGCGAGTCCTTTTATCCCTTACAGCCGCACCCGTATAAATCCATTGCGGCTGCGGAGGCAAAGGAACTGTTTTCGTGTACGACAGGGCCGCTGATAAAATTGATTAACACTCATGTTGTGTGGAAATTTCCATAAGCATTTATCAACATAATTTTCCCGTTTTGGTGATGGATGAGAAGCGGCGCTTCGTCTCCTTGCAGGCGGTAGTGAGGAAGATTCGCCCGAGTCCCAAGCCCGCTTTGGAGCAGCCGCGGAAGGGCGGAGGGACATGTTTCCGGGCGAATGAAGTTCCACCCCTCCAGTAGGGAGGCTTGGGGCGGCGCACCATGGTCTTTCCTCCATATTTCACAAAAATATTTTTCTTTAAAACTCCTTGCAATAACCTAAAATACATGGTACAATATCAGTCCATGAAATTTTATTTACTAGCAGGATTATAAGGTTTCGCGAGTGCTCAGTGGTTGGACATCGCGTTCCGATCGTTTGGTTGAGAGGAGCACGAAATGCTGACTGAGGGAACTTGGTTTTTACAAGGCTAATCAAAGATTCATTTTGATTGTGGGCCTTGTTTTTTTGTGTTAAAAAACCTGCAGGATGTAAAGGAGTGAGAACCCATATGTTGTTCAAGCCGGTTCATAATGGCAACCGTAAAAGGTACAGCTATGCCAGAATCAAAGAAGTCCTGAAGATGCCGCATCTGATTGACTTGCAGAGAAAATCCTATGAGTGGTTCATCAGGGAAGGACTTCATGACGCGTTCCAGGACGTATCGCCTATCAAGGATGCTACAAACAGCCTGGAACTGAGTTTCGAGAATTTTACCATCGGCGATCCGAAGTATGATATCGAAACTTGCAAGGAAAAAGATGCAACCTATGCGGCTCCTTTGAACGTAGACGTCCGTCTGCTTTATAAAGATACGGGCGAAATCAAGGAATCGACTGTCTTTATGGGCGATTTCCCCCTTATGACCGATACGGGGACCTTCGTCATCAATGGGGCAGAACGTGTCATTGTCAGTCAGCTTGTCCGCAGCCCTGGCGTCTATTATGCCAAGGATATGGATCCAATGGGTAAGTTCCTCTACGGGACCACAGTCATCCCGAACCGCGGGGCCTGGATTGAATATGAGACCGACCTTAACAGCATCATCTATGCCCGTGTGGACCGGACGCGCAAACTGTCTGCTACGGCCCTCCTGCGTGTCATGGGTCTGCCGACAAATGATGATATCATCAGCGTCTTTGGTGAGCATCCTTACCTGGTTGCTACCCTTGCCAAGGACACAACGAAAAATGAAGATGATGCCCTTCTGGAAATCTATCGGAAGCTGCGTCCGGGTGAACCTGCTAACCTTGAAAACGCTGAACAGCTCATCTATAACCTTTTCTCCGACAATCGCCGCTATGATCTGGCAAATGTCGGTCGTTACAAAATCAATAAGAAATTGGGCTGGCGTCATCGTCTTCATGGCAAGACCCTTGCTGAAGACCTGTGCGCTGAAAACCCCGATGGCACGAAAGGTGCCGTGGTCCTTCCTGCAGGGACGAAGATTGGCGATGCCGAAATCGATACCATCGAAAAGAGCGGTATCTTTGCCGATGAGGGCTATGCCATCGTCTATGTCAAGTTCCAGGAACATGCAGAACGCATGATTGTAACGAAGGATATTGAAGCGTCCGTACGCACCATCACGCCGGCTGATGTCATTGCTTCCTTTGGCTATCTCCTGAATGTCATTGATGGCATGGAAGGCAAGGATGATATCGACCATCTGGGCAACCGTCGTGTCCGCTGCGTTGGCGAACTCCTGCAGAACCAGTTCCGCATTGGACTGTCCCGTATGGAACGTGTCATCCGTGAACGCATGACCATCCAGGATGCTGACGTCATCACCCCGCAGGCCCTTATCAACATTCGTCCGGTCGTAGCGGCTGTGAAGGAATTTTTCGGCAGCAGCCAGCTGTCCCAGTTCATGGACCAAAACAACCCGCTTGCCGAACTGACGCATAAACGCCGTCTGTCCGCCTTGGGACCTGGCGGTCTTTCCCGTGAACGTGCCGGCTATGAAGTCCGTGACGTCCATCCTTCCCATTATGGCCGTATGTGCCCAATTGAGACCCCTGAAGGTCCGAACATCGGGCTCATCGGTTCCCTGGCTGCCTATGGCGTGATCAACCGGTATGGTTTCATTGAGACCCCATATCGCAAGGTCGATAAAGTCAATAAGCGTGTTACCGATGAAATCGTCTATCTGACCGCTGACGAAGAAGATAACTATGTTGTTGCCCAGGCCAACGAACCGCTGACCGAAGACAACCATTTTGTGAATACCCACGTCACCTGCCGCGATAAGAACGAAGTCCTTGCGATTCCGCCGGAACGTGTTGACTTCATGGACGTTTCGCCAAAACAGGTTATGTCCATTGCAGCTGCCCTGATTCCTTTCCTTGAAAACGACGACGCCAACCGTGCCCTCATGGGTGCGAACATGCAGCGTCAGGCTGTACCTCTGCTCAATCCGAAGGCGCCAGTCGTTGGTACGGGGATGGAATATAAGATCGCTGTTGACTCCGGTGTCTGCATCCTGGCTAAGCACGCTGGTACGGTCAAGTATGTCAGTGGTGACAAGATCCTCATCACTCGTGATGATGGAAAAGGCATCGATGAATACAATGTCCTGAAATTCAAACGTTCCAACCAGAGTACCTGTGTCAACCAGCGCCCCATTGTCTTTAAGGGCGATAAGGTCGAAGAAGGTCAGGTCCTTGCTGATGGACCGGCAACAGATCACGGCGAGCTTGCCCTTGGCCGCAACGCCATTGCTGCCTATATGCCTTGGGAAGGCTACAACTACGAAGACGCCGTCCTCCTCAGCGAAGACCTCGTCAAGGAAGATGTCTTTACCTCCATCCATATTGAAGAATATAACTGCGATGCCCGCGATACGAAACTGGGACCGGAAGAGATTACCCGCGATATCCCGAACGTTTCTGAAGATGCCCTGAAGGACCTCGACGAAGACGGAATCATTCGTGTCGGTGCTGAAGTCCGTCCTGGCGATATCCTCGTCGGCAAAGTCACGCCGAAAGGGGAAACGGAACTTTCTGCTGAAGAGCGCCTCATCCGTGCCATCTTTGCTGAAAAGGCACGGGAAGTCCGTGACAGCTCCCTCCGTGTTCCTCATGGGGAATTCGGGATCATTATTTCCGTCAAGGTCTTTACCCGTGAAAACGGCGATGAACTGCCGCCTGGCGTCAATAAGCAGGTTCGTGTCAGCATCGTTCAAAAACGTAAAATCGGCGAAGGCGATAAGATGGCAGGCCGTCACGGGAACAAAGGTGTTGTTTCCCGCATCCTGCCGCGCGAAGATATGCCGTTCCTGCCTAATGGCGAACCGGTCCAGATCGTACTGAACCCCTTGGGCGTACCGAGCCGTATGAATATTGGGCAGATTCTTGAAGCCCATCTGGGCTGGGCGGCAACCGCGCTGGGCATGCGTATTGACAACCATGACCCCAACGTCGAAGCAGACCTGCGCAAAGCGGGCTATGATTTCGATGAACTGGGCATGCCAGAAACGGTGGATGGCGCTGTTCCTGTCGCGGTCCCGGTCTTTGACTCGGCTCGCCAGGATGATATGGCCCGTACCCTCGAAGCGGCTGGCGTCGATCCCAGCGGCAAGACAGTCCTTTATGATGGCCGTACCGGGGAACCGTTTGATAACCCTGTTACCGTTGGCTGCATCTACTACCTCAAGCTTCACCATCTGGTTGCTGATAAGATCCATGCCCGTTCTACCGGTCCGTACTCCCTGGTTACCCAGCAGCCGCTTGGTGGTAAGGCGCAGTTCGGTGGGCAGCGTTTCGGTGAAATGGAAGTGTGGGCCCTCGAGGCTTATGGCGCTGCCTATACCCTCCAGGAAATCCTGACCGTGAAGTCTGACGATGTTGTCGGACGTGTAAAGGCTTATGAATCCATCGTCAAGGGTGAAAATATCCCTGAACCGGGTGTCCCTGAATCTTTCAAGGTCCTTGTCAAGGAAATGCAGGCAATCGGTCTTGATGTAAGCGTCCTCGATGAAGATGATGAGGAAATCGATCTTGATGATGAGGATGAAGATATTGGAATGGGCGATATTGCCCGCGAGCTTGACATGGATATGTCCGGCAAGGTCTCCACGGCTGCCAACACCGGGGAACAAGCCCAAAACCGCGCCAATAGCGACGAAGAAGTGAGCCCCGATGAAGACCAGACGGAAGACAGCGATTTTGATGTCATTGCCGATATCGGCAACATGGGAATGGATGATTCCCAAGGCGATGACAACGGCTCTGATGAAGAGTAGGAAGGAGTGAGTGCTCTTGTTGGACGTAAATAAATTTCATTCTATGAGAATCGGCCTGGCTTCCCCGGAAAAGATCCGTTCCTGGTCCCACGGCGAAGTCACGAAGCCGGAAACGATTAACTATAGAACGCTGAAACCAGAACGGGACGGCCTTTTCTGCGAACGCATCTTTGGCCCGACCAAGGACTGGGAATGCCACTGCGGTAAGTACAAACGCATCCGCTATAAAGGTGTGGTCTGCGACAAGTGCGGCGTCGAAGTCACGCGGGCAAAAGTCCGTCGTGACCGCATGGGCTCCATTGAGCTTGCTGCTCCTGTCTCCCACATCTGGTATTTCAAGGGGATTCCCTGCCGCATGGGCGCCATCCTTGACATTGGTCAGCGCGCCCTTGAAAAGGTCCTCTATTTTGCAAGCTACATCGTCCTTGATCCGGGCGATACGAACCTGACAAAAAAGCAGCTCCTCACAGAAGCCGAATACCAGGAAAAACTGGATGAATTCGGGGATACTTTCCGCGTCGGCATTGGTGCCGAAGCCATCAAGGAACTGCTCCACGAAATCAATGTGGAAGAACTGACGAAGGAACTGCGGGCAGCACTCAAGACGGAGACGAGCCTCCAGAAAAAACGCAACATCGTGCGCCGTCTCGATGTCTGTGAAGCCTTCCTCAAGAGCGGCAACAAGCCAGAATGGATGATCATGGATGTCATTCCGGTCATTCCGCCGGATTTGCGTCCGATGGTTCAGCTCGATGGCGGCCGTTTTGCTACAAGCGACCTGAACGACCTCTATCGCCGTGTCATCAACCGTAACAATCGTTTGAAACGCCTTCAAGAACTGCAGGCTCCGGACATCATCGTCCGGAACGAAAAACGGATGCTCCAGGAAGCTGTCGATGCCCTTATCGATAACGGCCGCCGCGGCCGCGCCGTAACGGGCCCTGGCACGCGCCCCTTAAAGAGCCTTTCTGATATGCTCAAAGGGAAGCAGGGCCGTTTCCGTCAGAACCTTTTGGGTAAACGTGTCGACTACTCCGGTCGAAGCGTTATTGTCGTTGGTCCTGAAATGAAGATGCATCAGTGCGGCCTGCCGAAAGAAATGGCCCTTGAACTCTTCAAACCGTTCATCATGAAACGCCTTGTCGAAAACGGTACGGCAACGAACATCAAGAGCGCAAAGAGAATGGTCGAACGCGCGACGGATGCCGTTTGGGATGTCCTGGAAGAAGTCATCAAGGAACACCCTGTCATGCTGAACCGTGCCCCGACGCTGCACCGTCTGGGCATCCAGGCTTTTGAGCCGATTCTGTCCGAAGGCCGCGCCATTAAACTTCATCCGCTCGTCTGCACGCCTTTCAACGCCGACTTCGACGGTGACCAGATGGCTGTTCACCTGCCGCTGTCTGCTGAAGCCCAGGCTGAAGCCCGTGTGCTCATGATGAGTGTCAATAATATCCTGGCTCCAAAAGATGGGAAACCAATCACCGTTCCGACGCAGGATATGGTATTGGGCGCGTATTATCTCACCATTTTCCGCGAAGGGGCCAAAGGAGAAGGCCGTCGCTTCATCAGTTTTGACGAAGCAAGACTGGCATACTTCAATAAGGACATCGCCCTCCAGGCCAAGATCAAGGTTCGTGTCCCCAACTCCGAAATCTATCCTGAACCGTCCGATGTGGGTGAGAGCCTTGTCACGACGAGCATGGGCAATATCATCTACAACTGCGAACTGCCGCTTGAAATGCGCTATTATTCCAAGCAGGAAGATGGAACCTGGCTTCTTGGCAAGCTCATTGATAAGAAGGAACTGGGCCGTCTTGTCGCCAAGGCCCATAAGCTTTACGGGAACTTCGGCACGGCCCGCGTCCTTGATACGGTCAAGAAACTCGGTTATGACAACGCTTGTCTGTCCGGTCTGTCCATTGCCGCGTCGGATATCGAAATTCCGAAGGAAAAGGGCGAAATCCTTGCTGCTGCTGAAAAAGAAGTCGATAAGGTCGAACGCCTCTTCAGCCGTGGGTTGATGAGTGAAGACGAACGCTACCGCAAGGTCATTGATATTTGGAACAAAGCTACGGAAGATGTTGCTGATGCCCTGATGAAGAACACCATGGATCAGTTCAACCCGCTCTTCATGATGGCCAATTCCGGTGCCCGCGGTAACGTACAGCAGATCCGTCAGCTCGCTGGTATGCGTGGATTGATGGCTGACCCGTCGGGCCGTATCATCGACCGTCCGATTAAATCAAACTTCCGTGAAGGGCTGACCGTATTGGAATACTTTATTTCCACGCACGGTGCCCGTAAAGGTCTTGCCGATACGGCCCTTAGAACGGCTGACTCTGGGTATCTGACGCGCCGCCTTGTTGATGTTGCCCAAGATGTCATTGTACGTGAAGATGACTGCGACGTAACGACCATGAATCTCGTCCGCGAACGGGCTCGTTTCTGCAAGAACGTCCTCGGCTCCAGCCAGCGCAAGCTGAAGGAATACGCCGTGGGCCGTACCCTTGCTTCCAGCGTCCTTGCTGACGATGATTCCATCATTGCCGAAGCCGATACGGTGGTTACGGAAGACGTCTTTGACCGTCTCCTTGCTGCCAAGGTCCTGGAAATCCGTCTGTATCCTCTTGATGAAGAAAATGGCGAAGACGCCGAGACCCTTGCCATCAATGTCAGCGAAGATAAGGTCAAGACGGCTTTCCGTGAACACATGACCCATCACTTCCTCGATAAGGAAGTGGCGGAAGATATCCTTGATGGGGAAGGAACCGTCCTTGCCCATAAGGGAGATCATTTCACGGCAGAGCTCATTGAAACCATTCTTGATAATGGCACGGTTAAGGAACTGAGTATCCGCAACAACGAAGTTGACGGTATCTACGTTGAAGCCATTACGGCCGGCAAGAACAAGAGCACGGTCCTGGAATCCCTCCGCGACCGCCTCGTGGGCAGAACCCTTGCCGAAGAAATCGAAGACAAGGACGGTCACGTCCTTTATCACATCAATGACTACATTACGGAAGATATGGCTGATGTCATCGCCAGCCTCCGTGAAAAAGTCAAGATCCGCAGCGTTCTTACCTGCAAATCCCACTTTGGCGTCTGCCGCAAGTGCTATGGACGCAACCTCGCCACGGCCCGCAAGGTCGAAATCGGCGAAGCTGTCGGGACCATTGCCGCCCAGGCCATCGGGGAACCGGGCACCCAGCTCACGATGCGTACGTTCCATACGGGCGGCGTTGCCGGTGCTGACGATATTACCCAGGGTCTTCCTCGTGTCGAAGAGCTCTTCGAAGCACGGAAACCGAAACATCCGGGTATCCTCAGCGAATCGGCAGGAACCGTCAGCGTCCAGGAAAAGGAAGATGGCCGTTTTGTCATCATCACCCGCGAAGATGGCACGGAAGATTCCTACCATATTCCATATGGGGCCAAACTTCATATTGCCGACGGCGATCATGTGGAAGTGGGCGACCGCCTGACCGAAGGGTCCCTCAATCCGCACGATATCCTGCGTATCAGCGGGCCTGCCGCTACGCGTCACTACCTCGTGCAGCAGGTACTCAGTGTCTATAAATCCCAGGGCGTTGAAATCAACGATAAACACGTTGAAGTCATGGTCCGTCAGATGATGCGCAAATACCGCATCGACGATGCTGGAGATACAAAGATGCTGCCGGGCTCCGTTGTGGACATCGCACAATTTGAAGATGAAAACGATGAAGTCATGGCAGAAGGCAAGGAACCGGCACAAGGACATCCGATCCTCCTCGGGATCACCAAAGCTTCCCTGGCAACAGATTCCTTCCTGTCAGCTGCTTCCTTCCAGGAAACGACGAGAAACCTGACCGACGCCGCCATCAAAGGCAAAGTCGATCCGCTCCTTGGTCTTAAGGAAAACGTCATCATTGGTAAGCTGATCCCCGCAGGTACGGGCATGCCTAAATACCGCAATATCCAGCTCAAGCTTCATCGTCCCGATGAAGTTCAAGAGAGCACGGACAGCGAAAATGCTGATGAATAAGCTGTAAATAGAAAGCCGCGAAGAAACCTAGATTTCTTCGCGGCTTTTTGTGTTTGGTGGAGTAAAGAGACTGTACAGGCAGCGACGCTGCCTCCTATATGGGGGCGGTTTGGATCCGTTCCTTTGAGGCTTTTCTCATTATCCGAACATTACTCATTGTTTAGTTTTCCATTGACCACTTTTTATCCTGTTCTTATTCTCTTTTTTCGTCCTTTCTTTTTCAAACAATTCCATAATGATTACATATTGCATACAATATACTTTCAAATTGTCCCTAATATTTCTCCCAATCCCTTGACAATGACACTGCTTGTGTTGTATAAATAGACCAATGCTAATTATGAACGAAATAAATAAAGAGGCATTCAACGTTCATAATATAACAGCTTTTTCCATCAAAAAAGGGAGCCCCGCTCCCTTGTCATTGTGATTCTATTTTTTATCATTCATCTGCAGGTACATAGTGTTTCAGACAGGCACTCTTGAGTCCTTCCGATACCGGTGTCTTTTCTTCCTTCACAATCCTCTGGACTTCTTTTTTCAGCGTCTGCGTCGATGCCAAGTGGGGGAGGACGTCTTCCTCCGTAAAAAACGATGGCTCGGCGTAGTTATCAGCAAAGACGGCGATAGTTTCCACCTTTACGTGGTGGGCACCTTCTTTTGCCAGGGTTTCCTTAAAGACCGCTTCAGATTCCTCAAGGGCCCGTACAGGATTTTTTACAATGAGGCTTGACGCATTATCCGTCACACGCCATGTGGAATCCTGATTATGACCATAGATGCGGTAGCCCTTATGGATGACCCTAAGGAGCAGCGCCTTTCCGGGAAGAAGGGCAATGAGGTCGACGCCTGTAAGGCTGCCTTTTGGGGGCACAAAGAAATAGGTTTTTTTATGGGAACCTTCTCTGATGGCTTTTTTGACACGCTTCATGGCCATTTCCGGTGTGCGGGCTTTTTTCATCTGGAGCCATTTCCAGCGGAACACAACAAGGCCCGTAGCAAGTACGAGGAAAAAAATAAGGATTTCTTTGAAACTATGAAGCTTCCAGATTGTGAAATCAGGAAGGATTTTGATGACAACGTCTTCCATGACAAGACTCCTTTTTGTAGGGAGAAATTTTTACATGCTCCATTATATCAGCCTTTCGTAGTTTTTACTAGGCGAGGCCCCTTTCCAATGATATAATGGATATGTACTAAAATTCTGAAAAAAGATGATTTCCCCATCTGGGGTTTTCATACAGCGCACTCATTCTATTTAAAAGGGGGACCTATTATGGCTGCAACAAATGAAAAGGAACTGTCCCGGGTGGACCGGTTCCTCAACACGATTGAACGTGTCTGCAACAAATTGCCACCGCCTGCCATCCTATTTTGTATCCTGTTTCTTATCGTGGCTTTTGTCGGGATGTTCTTTACCTTCTCTGGTTTTGGCCTCGAAAATCCGGCGACCCATAAGGTCGTCTATTCCCAGAACCTCTTTACCAAAGAAGGTGTCCAGTGGCTTTTGACCAGCATGGTCAAGAACTTCACCGGTTTTGCACCTTTGGGACTTGTCATCACCATGACTATGGCCATTGGCTTCTGTGAAGAATCAGGCATGCTTGTTGCCATGCTCCGCCGCAGTATGAAGAATGTACCGCCTAATATCGTACCGTTTCTCATTGCTTTTCTTGGAACGGTCGGCAACATTGCCTCCGATACGGCCATGGTCGTCATTCCGCCTCTTGCTGCCCTCGTTTACATCGGCGTCAAGAAAAACCCGGTTGTAGGGATGATTGTCGGCTATGCCGGTGCCCAGGCTGGTTTTACGGCAAACCTCATGATTGCTGGTACGGACTCCCTGCTGCAGGGCCTTACGAACCAAGCCATTGATGCGTTTCTCGGTACACCTGGGAAATTTGTTGTTGATGTCACCTGTAACTGGTACTTCATGATTGCTTCTACCTTCCTGTGCTCCCTTGTGATTGGCCTTGTTTCAACTAGGATCGTGGAACCTCGGTTCCCCGTCTATCACAGCAAAGATGAAGACGAGACCATCCAGGAAGTGACCCCCCTTGAAGTAAAAGGACTTCATCGTGCCGGTTTTGCCGTTGTGCTCTATATTGCCATCCTCGCCATCGGTTTCTTTGCAGGCGTTCTTTCCAAAGACGGACATACCCTCGTCGGATCGTTGCTCCTCAAAGGTCTCATCCCGATTCTCTTTTTCCTCTTCAGTATTGCCGGCATCACGTATGGCATCACGACGGGCAGCTTTAAATCTGTCAAGGACGTCAACAAAGCCATGGTCAAGCAAATGAGCGGCATGGGCGCCTACGTTGTTTTCTGCTTTTTCTGCGGCCAGTTCCAAGCTCTTTTCAACTGGACCCATCTGGGCACGCTCATGGCGATTTCCGGTGCTGACTTCCTCAGAGGAATCGGCTTTACGGGCCTTCCCATGTGCATCGCCTTTATCCTCATTACGGCCCTCATCAACATCTTTGTTTCGAGCGGCTCTGCCAAGTGGGCCATCCTCGCTCCGATCTTCGTTCCGATGTTCATGCTCCTTGGCTACCATCCTGGATTTACCCAGCTCATCTATCGCTTGGGCGACTCTCCGGGGAACTGCTTTACCCCGATGTCTCCCTACATTTGGATGATCCTTTCTGTGGCCCAGGAAAAATACATGCCTGACATTGCCATTGGGACCCTCATTTCCAACATGATTCCTATTGCCATCGTCCTTCAGATTGCCTGGATTGTTTTCCTCATCGTTTGGGAAACCTTGGGCCTTCCCATTGGACCGGGCGTCGGCATGCAGCTGCCCCCGGGCATTCTCTGACTAAAACGACTTTCCTTTTAGGGAAAGGTAACCCGTACGCTCTCTAGTTTGAAAAAGCGCTGCGCTTTTTGAACATCCGGCGGGGCTTCGTGCCTTGCCGGATATTTTACTATCTAAGGAAGAAGTTGATTATGATGAAAATACAGAAAGTACCCCAGCAAAAAGGTACCCTTGCCGCCTTCATGAACCTTGTCGAACGGGTCTGCAACAGGCTGCCGCCTCCAGCTATTCTTTTTTGTCTGCTCTTTGTCCTGACCGCCCTGTTGGGCGCCCTCTTTACGGAAATGGGGGTACATCTTGAAAACCCCGCCACCCACCATATCGTCACGGCCCAGAACTTTTTCAGTAAGGCCGGTATCCAGTGGCTCCTCACAAATATGGTGAAGAACTTTACGGGCTTTGCGCCTTTGGGCCTTGTCATTACTATGACCATGGCCATCGGATTTTGTGAGGAATCAGGTCTCTTGGTTTCCCTTTTGAATCGATCCATGCGCCGCGTGCCGCCCGCTCTCGTGCCTTACCTCATCGCCTTTGTCGGGACCTTGGGGAACATTGCTTCTGATACCGCGGCCGTCGTTATCCCGCCCTTGGGTGCCCTTGTTTATCTTGGCGTCAAAAAGCATCCTGTGGCCGGGATGATCGTGGGCTACGCCGGTGCGAACGCTGGTTTTACGGCAAATCTCATGGTCGCTGGTACGGATTCTCTGCTGCAGGGCTTGACAAACGAAGCCATCAAAGGCTTTTTGGGAAATCAGGACTTTGCCGTTGATGTCACCTGCAACTGGTACTTTATGGTTGCCTCCACCTTCCTTGTCGCCCTCGTGATTGGGTGGCTCTCCCAAAAAATTGTAGAACCCCGTTTTGGGACCTATGAAGGGCCCGTGGAAGAGGAGACCGTCGCTGAAATCGGGCCGGCGGAAAAGCGCGGCATAAAAAACGCGGGACTTGTCGTCCTTGTCTTCATCCTCATCGTCGTGGCAGGTTTTTTTACGGGCATCCTTTCCAAAGATGGACATACCCTTGTGGGCTCCCTGCTCCTCAAAGGGCTCATTCCTATCCTCTTTTTTGTCCTCAGTGCGGCAGGCATTGCTTACGGTCTCACCACAGGAAAATTCATGAATCTAAAGGATATCAACAAAGCCATGGTCAAACAAATGAGTGCCATGGGTTCCTACGTTGTTTTCTGCTTTTTCTGCGGCCAGTTCCAGGCCCTTTTTAACTGGACCCATATGGGAACCCTCCTTTCTATCAAAGGGGCGGAGCTGCTCCGGGAAATTGGCTTTACTGGACTTCCCCTCAGCGTGGCCTTTATTCTCATCACGGCGCTCATCAACCTTTTTATGTCAAGTGGTTCTGCCAAATGGGCCATCTTCGCGCCGATCTTTGTCCCGATGTTCATGATGCTCGGGTATCATCCCGCTTATGCCCAGCTCCTTTATCGCCTGGGTGATTCACCGACCAACTGCTTTACCCCCGTCATGCCCTACCTGTGGATGGTCCTTGCCGTAGCCCAGGAAAAATACATGCCCGATATCGCCATCGGAACCCTCGTCTCGAGCCTCGTCCCCCTGGGCCTTGCCCTCCAGGTCATTTGGATCATTTTCCTCATCGCCTGGACCCTCCTGGGAATCCCCATCGGTCCTGGTGTCGGTGCGACGCTGCCGCCAGGAGTCTTGTAAGGGAAAAACAGTCCTAGATGGATTATCGTGTGTACTGCCTTGCGAACATTTTGCAGGGCAGTGTTTTTTTAAGCCTTTTTCAGCGGTAATGAAAAGGCCCGTGAAAAGGGAATAAAGAAAGAAAAAAGGGGGTTCATAATTTACAGTGGTTACAATTATCGATAAAAGAATTTGGCAAAGCATATAAAATGAAACTATCATATAGTTAATCATGGCTAAATGGATATAAAAAGAAGGTTAGAAAAGACGAATAATTTTTGAGAAGAATTCCTATTATGTCTCTTTGAAATAGACAAATTAATAGAAAAATAAGGAAAATATGATATACAAAAATGAAAATCTGTTATAATAGATACAGAATCAAAAAACGAAATGACCCATCATTTCAGCATCATGCACTTATTTTTGCAATGCGCAGACAATATGAAAGGTGCTGTCTTTCTTCAACCGACTGATTCGCCCTGTGATCTTGGAATCGCCATCGCGTTATTTCCCTGAACCCTTACCTTATGGATTCTTGTCAATCCAAGGAAATTTCGCCCTGGCCCTTACGGATCCTCCGCCGATGAAGCCATTGCCTGCGGATCCATCAAAGGAGGAACTCAAAAGACATGGAAAAGAAGCTGCAAGAAAAAGCAAGTCTCCTCGATCGTTTTCTGGATACGGTCGAACGGGTGTGCAATAAATTGCCACCTCCTGCCATCTTATTTGGCATTTTATTTGTGATTACGGCGATTGTTGGGGCTCTTTGCACCCAGGCCGGATTTGCACTGGAAAACCCGGCCTCTCACAAACTGGTGGCATCCCAGAACTTCTTTACTAAAGAAGGCATCCAATGGCTTCTCACGACGATGGTGAAGAACTTCACTGGATTTGCCCCCTTGGGCCTTGTTATCACCATGACCCTTGCCATTGGTTTTTGCGAAGAATCAGGCATGCTTTCCGCGCTGCTGCGCCGAAGCATGAAGAACGTACCGCCCTCTCTCGTCCCCTTTATTGTTGCCTTTCTTGGCGTCTGCGGAAACATTGCATCTGATACGGCCATGGTTGTCATTCCGCCCCTTGCGGCTGTTGCCTATATCGGTGTCAAGAAGCACCCTGTTGTTGGGATGATGGTCGGTTTTGCTGGTGCGGAAGCAGGTTTTGGCGCTAACCTCATGATTGCGGGGACCGATTCCCTGCTCCAAGGCCTTACGAACCAAGCCATTGATGGTTTCTTTGGCAAAGCGGGAGTTTTTGCTGTAGACGTGACGTGCAACTGGTACTTCATGTTTGTCTCTACTTTCCTCTGTGCCTTCATGATTGCCCTTGTTTCCATCAAAATCGTAGAGCCGCGCTTTGGCAAATACGAAGGCCCCGGTGCTGATGAGGAACTGGGCGGTGTTTCGGAACTTGAAATCAAAGGACTTAACCGTGCGGGTCTGGTCATTGTCCTTTATATTGCCATCTTGGCTGTTGGCTTTTTCTCGGGCATCCTGTCTAAGGACGGACATACTTTTGTAGGGTCTCCGCTTCTTAAGGGCCTCATTCCCCTTCTCTTTATCATGTTCAGTTTGGCCGGTATTACCTACGGCGTGACAACAAAATCTTTTACCTGCATCAAGGATGTCAACAAAGCGATGGTCCACCAAATGAGCGGGATGGGTGCGTTCGTCGTTTTCTGCTTCTTCTGCGGTCAATTCCAAGCCCTCTTCAGTTGGACCCATCTGGGAACCCTGCTTGCCATTTCAGGGGCTGATTTCCTTGAAACGGTAGGTTTTACGGGGCTTCCCATGTGTGTAGTCTTCATCATCATCACAAGTCTCGTTAATATCTTCATGTCTTCCGGCTCTGCCAAGTGGGCCATTTTCGCACCGATTTTCGTTCCTATGTTCATGCTTTTGGGATATCACCCTGGATTCACTCAATTGCTTTATCGACTGGGCGATTCACCAACAAACTGCTTTACCCCCATGAACCCTTATTTGTGGATGATTCTTTCCGTAGCCCAGGAAAAATATATGCCCAAAGCGGCCATTGGGACCCTTGTATCGAACCTCATTCCGATTGCTGTCTGCCTGCAGATTGCGTGGATTATTTTCCTGATTATTTGGATGACTTTGGGTCTTCCCATTGGACCTGGCGTTACGATGCAGCTGCCTTCTGGCATCCTGTAAGAGTTCGGTTTATTTCTGAGCGCTGGAGCTTTGGCTTCGGCGCTCTTTTCCTGTTGCCTGGAAAAAGTGGGGGAGGAAGGAATCTTTCTTCCTTTTCCCATATTTTTTTATAAAATCCGTTGACAAAAATGCCACTCTTCGATATAATAACGCTTGTGACCGCGTCCTAGGACGCACCAAGATTCCCCGATAGCTCAATGGTAGAGCACTCGACTGTTAATCGAGTTGTTGTAAGTTCGAGTCTTACTCGGGGAGCCAATGGCCGGATGGTCAAGCGGTTAAGACACCGCCCTTTCACGGCGGTATCGGGGGTTCGATTCCCCCTCCGGTCACCATTTTTTTTTGGGCGCTTAGCTCAGCTGGGAGAGCGTCTGCCTTACAAGCAGAATGTCAGCAGTTCGATCCTGTTAGCGCCCACCATCTTGTTGCTGTTTATAACGGGGCGTAGCTCAGTTTGGTAGAGCACCTGCCTTGGGAGCAGGGGGTCGTAGGTTCAAATCCTGTCGCTCCGACCAAATTTTTTTTGCGGGTGTAGCTCAATGGTAGAGCCCTAGCCTTCCAAGCTAGTTACGTGGGTTCGATTCCCATCACCCGCTCCATTTTATTTTGGCCCCGTAGCTCAGCTGGATAGAGCAACGGCCTTCTAAGCCGTGTGTCGAGTGTTCGAATCACTCCGGGGTCACCATTTGATAATTGGACGAACACCTAACCTCTACTGGATTAGGTGTTTTTTTCGTAGGAAGGTAAGAGTAATAAATCACAACCTTATCATCAAACACCTCAACACGTTGGATGAAATCAAAAAACAGACCCAACGTCGCACCTTCAGTCTTGGCTTTTTTTGCTAGCTGTTCAAAGAAGAATTCAATCGCCGTTTCCGTAATTTCGGGAACGGCCGTTTTTAATTTCAGCTCGTCGATGGCAGCCTGGATGTCCTTGATTTCTTTTTCATATTTTTTAATGTTAGCAGCGATAGTGTCCGAGACGACACCCGCTTCAATAGCTTTAACAGAGTTCTGCAGACGTTTCTCAACATCCGCTTTTTGCTTTTTGAGGTGTTTTTCCTCTGAGTCTGTAGACTTATCCCTCCGCTGAGCTTCTATCGCTTGACGGGCAATTTCTGTGCGTGCCTCGGGCGTATTTAATATATCGAGGGTGGTCTTAAAAACAATATCATCTAACCAGGCAACGGGCACATTGTGCCCAGAGCATGGTATCCGATTCCTGCGAATGGAATTAGATTTAGAAGCGCAACGATAATATCTATATTTTTCTCCGCTCTTTGATGTTCCGCACACACCGGCCATCGCTTCCTTGCACTTACCGCAATAGATTTTTCCCGTCAAAACATATGCAGCAGCGTTTCTCCTGGTCTTGGGATGCGGAGCAATAGCACGCTGGACGGCTTCAAAAGTTTCCTTTTTTACAAGGACAGGGCAAAAGCCAGCAACATCAAGCTGTCCCCAATGATATCGGCCTGTATAAAGTTCATTTTTTATCAGCCGATTAATCATAGCATAAGAAATGCTGCGGCCACTTTCCGTCTTATAGTGCTTCATTGCTACGCGGCGAGTAATCTCTGCGCGCGTATGCCCCTGGAGAACGGCTTCAAAGATCTTTTTCACAACAGGTGCAGCAATAGGATCCACGTCAAGCGTTCCGTCTTCTTTTTTGTGATATCCGAACGGCACTTCTGTTCCAGGCCATTTATGTTCAAGAATACTATCCGTCATGCCTCTTTTGACCTTTTGGGCCAACTCTGCACTATAGTATTCAGCGTATCCTTCTAAGACTGATTCAAGGATAATGCCGCTTGGGTCGTCCCTTATGTTTTCCTTTGCGGAAAGGACCTTGACACCGTTCTTCTTCAGCTTGGCCTTGTAAGTTACGGAGTCATAACGAGACCGGGAGAAACGGTCGAGTGTATACACAATAACATATTGAAAGAGCCCTTTTGCGCTTTGCTTAATCATCTTCAAGAAGTCTGGGCGTTGGTCAGTGCGAGCCGATTTTGCGCGGTCAACATATATGTGAATTACTTCAAGATTATTTGCGTCAGCAAAGGCGCGGCACTCACGGACCTGACCTTCAATAGATTCCTCTCTTTGCTTATCTGAAGAAAAACGAGCATAAATGACACAACTATTCATGGTTTTTTACTCTCCTGTGGTATAATGAAGAGGCAAAAAGGCCTCTATTAGGGTAGGGACTTTTTGTGATAGTGCTCCAGTCCAATGAAGCACTTAGACGTATCGTTGTGGGACGGTACGTCCTTTTTTATTGCTTAAAAGGTAAATTCCTGTCCTTCAAACATCAGGTATTTTGGGCTGAGTCCTTTCTCCGTAGGAATAAATGTAATTTTAAAAGGGGCACGAACCATAGCTCCAAAGCTGTTCTGAGAGTCAACAGTTCCTATGATGGTAAGCTCTCCATTTGCTTTAAAATACTTAAAAGTTTCATCATCGAATTTTGCTGTGCTTGGTGCTTTGAGGATCTTCTTTATCAGCCCTTCGGCACTTATTTTCATGTCAATTTCTTCACCTGTGCTGATGACATAATCGCTTATTTTGTGAACCACTTTCCCATCCTGCAAAAGAGGAATGGCTCTAAGCTTGATCGCTGTTACGTTATTATTTGCATCAAAAAACACATGAACAATATTTTTTGCTGGATTGTAAGCTGTGTCAGTTGCATTAATATCAAGCACGTAATCGTTCTCACCTTTTTTGGTTGCGGCATTGATCTTTCCCAGACCAACTGAAGCAAGAGCATCATTCAAAGCTTTGGCTTGGTCAATTGTAAAACCATAATCTTTTACAAAGATTTGTTTTTTAGCTTCTTCCTCAATTTTTTGCTGCTCGGTTTTCTGTTGCTGTGCTGTTCTTACTTCTTCCGGAGTTGAGATTGTTGTGAGGAAACTCATTGCAACTGCAATTGCCAGCCAAAGCCCTGCTGCTTTTTTTCGCGACCATTCAGGATGCCTCTTAAATGTGCCTAATTTAGGGCTGAAGATTGAAACAAATAACATAATAATGGCTACAGTGACAAGAAATTCAAATAATCTGTACATAAAAACACTCCCTTAACTTTTCACGTAAATGTCTAGGTCTTCCCCAAGATGGATCATCTCGGCGTTGTTGTGGCACGCAGTCTCAATGCTGTTAACATTATGTTCTTTAAATAAGTCACCTCCAATAATGTGATTGACTTCGTGCCGTATTGCTTTCTTTTTACCGTCATCAGATAAATTCCGATTGACAATAATAGTATAGCTATCGTCTGAATTCTCGTGAACGAGTGCAGATACATGGGAGGGTAAATCTTGATAAGTTAAAATGATCATATTATTTGCCTTCTTTAGCTTTTAATCCGTTAATGAGATTGATAATAATGGCTAAATCCTCTTTAGATAAATTTCTTGAGGCATCCATCAGAATACGTTGGCCAGGATTATCTTTTAGTTCCTGAGCAAGTTTGGCTGTCTCTGGATCAAAATAATAAGGCTGTTTAACATCTAACAATTCAGTAACGGTAGTCCCTAAAACATCAGCAAATGCTTGAATTTTGGACTGTGTTAAATCATTCACGCCAGATTCTACTTTTGCAATGGTTGAACGCGATTTGTAACCTAGCCTTTGGGCTAGTTCATCCTGTGATAGGCCGGCTTCTTCTCTCTTTCTCCTAATATTATCTCCAAGTGTCATTCGTGATCACTTCTCCTCTGCTTAATTATGTTTCTATTATATCAACAAAAGTTTAGATTGTAAAATAAATGTTGACAAATAATCAACTAAGAGTTAAGCTTTATTCGTGACGGAAAATCACCAAAAAGGAGGTGAGCTTATGACTAACTCTTCTGAGCTTAATGCTGCAATCGCTCGTGCGGGAATTTCTAAAAAAGCCCTGGCAGAGGCAATGGGACTAACTTATTTCGGCCTTTGGAAAAAAATTCGTAACAAGAGCGAATTTAAGGCAACTGAAATTTTAACCATTCAAAAATTGTTAAATCTTACAAGTTCTCAACGCGACCGTATTTTTTTTGATACGGAAGGTGATTGAAAATCAACAACAGAGTATTTTTCAGGACACGTTTGAGAGGTGAAACTAATGGAAAAATTAATTGAGAGCATTTATCTATACCTCGCTGAACATGAGGAAGAATACAAGGCCTGGCTAAAGCAGCGAACGGGAACACAAGGAAATGAAAACTGAAATGGAGGCCGCATGAAACAGATTGCAAAAGTCATTGCTATCGCAGCTATCGCCGGCATCACAATCGGCGGTTGCTTCGCCAAAGAAGAACATGTGAAGCCATCTGAATATTTAACATTTGAACGAGTTGTCTACACGGGAGACACTTTGTGGTCAGTCTGTGAAAAATACGCCCCTTACGAAGACATCCAGACCATCATCCAGAGAGTCCGTGAGGACAACGGAATCAATGACCCCGGAGCCATCCAGCCGGGGACGAAAATCAAAATCAGAGTCAAAAAGATGGGGAAATGAGGAGGTGCCCAAAAAATGAATTTTAGAGACGCGTGGCTCAAAATGTTCGAAGGAGCGGCTATCTGTCGCAAAGCATGGATGCGTAGCCCCGAAAGCGCGTGGGACTGCGGGAAAAGGGCGTATGTGGAGCTGGCAAAGATCTATAAACGCGGATCCCATAGGGCGCGGTTAATCCCGGTGACATGGGAGATGGACTCCCAAGGGAACTGGTCTAGCTCTTTGGTTTGCTACTTTCCTCACATGGCTGATATCGATGCTGACGACTGGGAGATATACGAGGAGGGAACAGACGATGAAGCAAGCAAAGGATGAAGCCACGGACACAGCCTACATGGTCCGTCCAAACAACAAGGAGAACCGCTGGAGAGTCTACTCTTGCCACATGGGACACCTGAGGGTAGTCAAGGAAACCGTCTGGCGAACCAGTAAGGTCGAAGCGGAAAAAGACCTTGAAACCCTAGCCACTGCTAATGGCTGGATGGAACATTAGGAGGTGAGAAAATGAGCGCATTGATTTTCCCAAACGTTCGTCGTGAGGCTGAATTTACGGCTACTGCGCCACTCCCCGCCGGATTCCGGTCTGTCGTGCAAGCCGAATATAAGGCAGAGTTCAGGGACGAAGACGGGCCTATCCAACGAGCCCATTTTCTGAGATTTTATTTTAAAAAACTTTTTAAAGATCTGAAAAAGTTGGAAGAGACTGACTTTGCGGCAGCGATTCGCATGGAATTCAATGCCCTGCGCTGGGCATATGCCATGATGGAAGCCATCGTGAGCCTTGACAAGCGGAACACTAGGAGGTGAGGCCGTTGGACGAGTCAATCAGTTTTTTAATCATGCTCGGATTCGCAGTTGCCATTTTGATGAAAATGCCACTTTGAAAGGAGGAGAAAAATGTGAACCGCCAAAAGACTTCTTCATTTGGAAAAAAATTAAAGGCTATCAGAGAAAATCGTGGCATCACCAAGCGAGAAGCGGCTCGATTGGCTGAAATAACAGAGACGACTTACGATTCATATGAATATCAAAGGCGGGAACCAACACTTCACAATTTGGTGAAAATCGCTAAGGCTTTGGACGTGACACCAAATGAATTGCTCGGCTACCAAGCTCCAGCGTCTGAAAACAAAGAAGAGAATAAAGAAGAGAATAGCGGAAAAACATATTGGCTCATTTATACAGAAAACTTAAGCGACTACTCAATCGGAAGATCAACGACTTTCAAACTTGCAGTAAGAGAAGCAGAAGCAGAATTAGGGAGATCACTCAGCAAAAGCGAGAAACCCTATGCTGTTCAAGTGGACAGGGAACTGACACCTTGCATTTTTGACGATTACGCTCTCCAGGACTTGCTTCAATCAGCCGAAGAAGATGGCGTCATCCTTGGCTATGGAACTGACTACCACCTTCCAAAAGAGCTTGTCAGGACGCTCAACTTTATCCTCGGAAAGACACTGGGCCTAGAAACCGTAAGTGGTGTGGTAGAAGGCCACGCATTTTGGGACAAATACGAAAAAGAAGCCCGCTGACAGAGCGACCTATCAACGGGCAGAACGCGAATGACATCCCAGTGTGATTATATCACAGAAAGGTTGGAAAAATGAAAATTAACTCGTTAGAGCTAGAAAACGTCAAGCGCATCAAGGCGGTGCGGTTGGAACCGACGAAGAACGGTCTTACCATCATTGGTGGAAAAAATGGTCAAGGAAAGACTAGTGTCCTCGATGCCATCGCATGGGGGCTCGGTGGGGACCGTTTCAAACCTTCCGTTCCCGCACGCGAAGGAGCACTCGTCCCGCCAGCTATCCACATCGAGCTGGACAACGGCATCATCGTGGAGCGAAAGGGCAAAAACAGCGCACTCAAAGTTATTGACAGCAATGGCAATAAAAGCGGTCAGACCCTACTCCGCGAATTCATTAGCCAGCTGGCTCTTGACCTGCCTAGCTTCCTAAAAGCGACCGATAAGGAAAAGGCTGACACGCTTCTGCAAATCATCGGCGTCGGTGACCAGCTCCATGACATCGACGAGCAAATCCACAAGCTGTATTTCCAACGCACAGAGGTTGGACGCTTCAAGGAGCGAAAAGAAAAGGCCGCTGCTGACATGCAGACCTATCCCGGGGCGCCAGAAGAACCCATTAGTGCTTTGGAACTTATTCAACATCAGCAAGCAATCCTTGCAAAGAATGGGGAAAACCAAAAGAAGCGCTTCCATCTGTCCGAGCTAGTAAGAAAGCAGACCGACCTTGCGAACAGGATAAATGCCCTGACCAGTGAGCTCGAAAATGCCAAAGCTCAAAAGGCTGCCATTGACCAAGATGTGGAAACTGCAGGAAAAGATGTCGCCACGCTCCAGGACGAATCGACAGAAGAAATCGAGAAGAATCTCCAGCAAATTGAGATGATTAATGCACAGATCCGAAAGAACGCTGAACAGAAGAAAGCTGTAGAAGAGGCCGAAAAATACGGGCATGAATATTCCCAGTTGACTGGCGAAATCGAAGGACTGCGTGCTGACCGTCAAGCCTTGCTGGAAGGCGCTGACCTGCCGCTTCCCGGACTGTCTGTTGAAGAAGGAAAGCTCCTGTATAAAGGGATCCCTTGGGACGGCATGAGCGCCAGCGAACAGCTCAAGGTAGCCACTGCCATTGTCCGGAAGCTCAATCCCGAATGCGGCTTCGTTCTCATGGACAAACTAGAGCAGATGGACATTGACACGCTCAAAGACTTCGGCACATGGCTGGAGAAGGAAGGGCTGCAGGTCATTGCGACCAGAGTCTCCACGGGCGACGAGTGCAGTGTCATCATCGAAGACGGCATGGTCAAGGATGACGCCAAGGCAGAAGTAGTAACGCAGCCTAATTGGAAGGCAGGGACGTTCTGATGACACGGAACGAAAGAATCAAGGCACTCGTGGATGCGCAAGGACAGGTCTGGAGATGGCTGGAGCGTGCCAAGAACACGAATCTCTACCCAGACTTAATAATTGCCAAAAAGGAACGAGTCTTTCAAAACATCACCGATGAGCTTAGAGAGCTATTGAACACCAAGGAGGAATGAATATGTTAAATATCACTAAAGGCGTTGTTCTGCGGCCTCAGAAGGTTGTTGTCTACGGTCCAGAGGGAATCGGGAAATCCACCTTTGCAAGTCATTTTCCTGACCCGCTCTTTTTAGACATTGAGGACAGCACAAGCCAATTGGACGTCAAGCGCATCCAAGGCATTGACTCGTGGGCCATACTAATGAGCATTATTGCACAGGTCACAAAAGAAAAGCCCTGCAAGACGCTTGTTATTGACACCGCTGACTGGGCGGAAAAACTGTGCATCCAGCATGTGTGCGATGTCAACAAAAAGGGCAGCATCGAAGATTTCGGCTATGGCAGCGGTTACGTGAAGCTCCTGGAAGAATTTGCCAAACTGTTAGAAGCCCTGAACTTGAGTGTGAAAGCCGGCATCAATGTGGTGCTGAACGCCCATGCCCAGATTCGGAAATTTGAACAGCCTGACGAGATGGGGGCATATGACAGGTGGGAACTCAAGCTCAACTCCAAGACCACCAACAAAACGGCAGCTGTTGTCAAGGAATGGGCCGATGCCCTTCTTTTTGCAAACTATAAAACCATCGTCATGACAGATGATAAGACCGGGAAGAAGAAAGGCATGGGCGGGAAGAGGGTCATGTATACGCAACATGCGAGCACTTGGGACGCTAAAAACCGCTGGAACTTGCCGCCAGAAGTGCCCTTCGAATATGCCAGCATCGAACCTTATATCCCGGATCTCGGAGAACCGCCAGTGGTCATTGACTCTCCCCAGGGATCTGTACCGCTCCCCCCGGAACCATCTCCGGAAGAAGAAGCGTTTTGGGATGTCCAGAACGACCCGAAACCGTCTGTCATTGCAACCGCCGAACAGGTTATCGCATCTGATCCGAAGCAGGCTGTCATCAAACAGGTCTTTGACCTGCTGAAATCGGAAGGGATGAAAGAGTCTGACGTCCGAAAGGCTGTGGCTGCCAAAGGTTACTATCCAGAAGGAACGAGCATCATGGATTATGATGTCGAATTTTTGAAAGGCGTCATTTTGGGCGCATGGCCCCAAATTAAAGCATTTATTAATTCAAATAAAAAATAATTAGGAGGACAAGAAAATGACTTTTGAACAAATGGGTAGCGTTGTGGAAGGAAAAGCTTTTGGTTGGGATGATGAAATCACCGCGGAAGGTGGCAATCGCACATATAGAATTCTTGAAGAAGGCGACTACGCATTTATTATCAAAGATATTGAACGCTCCATGTATGAGCCAACGAGCCCGGACAGCAAGATCCCTGCATGCCCCAAGGCCATCATCCACATGCTGGTCTTGCCCGGGAAACCGGATGCCACGGAACCTGTGGAAGTGAGCACGAATCTTTTCCTGCATTCGTCGCAGGAGTGGAAGCTAGCCACATTCTTCCTCGCCATCGGTGTCAAGAAGAAACACGAACCGCTCCGTATGAGATGGGATCTGAAAGGCATGGAAGGCTGGTGCCACATGGCGCCGCGTGAATATAACGGTAGAAAATACAACAACGTTCAGTATTTCATTGAGCCTGAAAAGGCTCCGGCAAGAAATCCCCATGTTGACGCGCCTCAGCCTGTGAAGAGCGCGGGCTTCACTCCGGGAGCCTTTTAATTGGAGCTTCGGCCTTATCAACAGCAAGCGATTGAGGCCATTGAAGAAGACTGGGAGCGTGGACACAGGCGCACGCTTCTGGTCTTGCCTACGGGCTGCGGCAAAACCATCGTCTTTGCAAACGTGGCTAAACGCGCAGTCCAGCGCGGAAAGAAGGTCCTCATCCTTGCACATCGAGATGAACTGTTAACTCAAGCACAGGACAAAATCTTGAAAGCAACTGGGCTTATGACCAGCAAGGAAAAAGCTGGTGAGACGTCCCTGAGCAGTTTTTATCGCATAACCGTTGGAAGTGTCCAGACCATGCAGAGAGAAAAGCGTTTGAACCAGTTTGCTCCGGATGCTTTTCAGACCATCATTGTTGATGAAGCCCACCATGCCCTCGCAGCTGGCTATCAGACCGTTTTAAATCATTTCCCTAATGCGGAAGTCCTAGGCGTCACTGCGACGCCTGAAAGGCAAAATGTGGCGTGCTTAGGGGAATATTTCGACAACATTGCCTATGAATATTCTCTCCCTCAGGCCATCAAGGAAGGCTATCTGTCACCAATCAAGGCACTGACTGTCCCTCTTAACATTGACATCACCGGCGTCAAGATGTCCAGTGGCGACTACGCAGCAGGAGAACTGGGGGATTCCCTCGCTCCCTATCTGGAAGCAATCGCAACCGAAATGGAGCACTATTGCAAAGACCGGAAGACCGTGGTTTTCCTGCCCCTTGTGGCTACCAGCCAAACGTTCCGGGACATCCTGAACAGACATGGATTCCGGGCCGCAGAGGTCAATGGCAACAGCAATGATCGGGCGGAAGTTCTGGATGCGTTTGACAGAGGGGAATACAACGTCCTTTGCAATGCCATGCTATTAACCGAAGGATGGGACTGTCCAGCAGTTGACTGCGTCGTTGTCCTGAGGCCTACGAAAATTAGAAGCCTATATCAACAAATGGTGGGAAGAGGGAGTCGCCTCGCTCCAGGGAAGTCGGAGCTTTTGCTCTTAGACTTTCTATGGTTGACTGAACGCCACAACCTTTGCAGACCCGCTTCTCTTATCTGCAAAGACGAAAAGGTGGCCGCAAAGATGACGGAACGCCTTGAAAAAAGCGCAGGAATGGCAATTGATATTGAAGAAGTAGCTGACAACGCGGAAAAGGACGTTGTCGCTGAACAGGAAGCCAAGCTCGCAGAAGAACTCAAGGCCATGCGGGAACGGAAACGGAAGCTGGTTGATCCGATTCAATACTTTTTCTCTATCGAAGCCGGCGATCTTACTGGCTACGAACCTACGTTTATGTGGGAAAAGGCGCCAGCGACGAAGAAGCAACTGGACTATCTTGAAGCCCACGGCATTGCTCCTGACACTGTGCAAAATGCAGGAATCGCATCCCAACTTATTGACCGTCTCAAGATGCGCCAGCAAAGTGGTCTCTCCACTCCTAAGCAGATTCGTTTTCTGGAAAGAAAAGGCTTTGCTCATGTCGGGACTTGGAGCTTTTCCGCGGCAAGCAACATGATTGGGCGCATCGCTGCCAATGATTGGCGCATCCCGCCTGACATCGTTCCTGCAGCATACAAGCCAATGGAAGGGATCGAATATGAAGCAGTTTGATATCTCAACCTTATTAAATTTCATAGACCCATCATCCTGTTCCTACCAAGAATGGCTGCAGGTCGGGATGGCTCTTCAAAAGGAAGGCTATCCCATCAGCACATGGGACAGCTGGAGCGCACTTGACAGTGGTCGCTACCATCATGGGGAGTGTGAAAAGAAATGGGAGGGCTTTCGCGGCTCTCCCAATCCTGTAACAGGCGCCACCATCACCATGATGGCCAAGGAACGAGGCTGGAAGCCCAAGGAAAGAAGCTCAGGCCATGCCCTCACTTGGGATGACGAAATCCGTCATGACCCGTCGACCGGCGTCATCATCAATCCGAAGCTTTTGGAAGGCGAAGCCTTCCGGGAACCCCAAGGAGACTGGAAGCCTGTCCAGGAAATCATCACCTTCCTGAGAACCCTCTTCGACGCCTCTGACCATGTTGGATACGTCAATGAAAGCCTACAGCGTGACAACACGGATAAGTTCGTTCCTGCCAATGAAGGATATATGTCCAGGACGTCCAGCACGCTCATCACGCAGCTGGAACGCTGCAACGGGGACATTGGAGCCGTCTTCGGTGACTACAACCCAAAAGCGGGCATGTGGGTCCGCATCAATGCCCTGGATGGGCACGGAGCCAAGAACGAAAACGTGGTCTCCTACAAATATGCGCTAGTCGAGTGTGATGACCTTTCGCTGGCCAAGCAAAACGAGGCCATTCGGAAGCTCCAACTCCCGGTGGCAACCTTGACCTATAGCGGTGCCAAAAGCATCCATGCCATTGTGAGAGTGGACGCCACCAATGCAGAAGAATATCGGCAGAGAGTGGAATTTCTATACAAAATTTGCGAAAAAAACGGGCTGATTGTTGATACAGCCAATAAAAACCCATCCCGGCTTTCCCGTCTACCAGGCGTCAAGCGTGGGGGAAAGAAGCAGTTCCTCATTGAGACCAATCTGGGGAAACCATCTTGGGATGAATGGCGTGAGTGGATTGAAAACACGAACGATGATATGCCTGTCTTTAAGAACCTTGGTGTTGCAAAAGACCAGGGACTGCCACCAAAAGCGGAAGAGCTAATTCATGGCGTGTTAAGGAATGGGCATAAGATGCTCATTGCTGGTCCTAGTAAAGCAGGGAAGAGCTTTGCCCTTATCGAGCTTGCCATGGCAATCGCATCCGGGACTAAATGGCTGGGCCATTTCCAGTGTGAACGTGGAAAGGTGCTTTATGTCAACCTTGAAATTGACGAGCCATCTTGTTTTGACCGCTTTGACGTTGTTGGAAAGGCGCTCCATATTGGCCATGAAGCGGACTACAACGTTGAAGTCTGGAACTTGCGTGGCAAGTCTGTGCCAATGGACAAGCTCGCTCCTAAAATCATTGCAAGAGCCCAGGAAGCGAATTTCACTGCCATCATCATTGACCCCATATACAAGGTCATCACGGGAGATGAAAACAGCGCTGACCAGATGGCCCACTTCTGCAACCAATTCGACAAGATCTGCACGGAACTTGGCTGCGCAGTCATATATTGCCATCACCACTCCAAAGGTGGGCAGGGCCTCAAAAAGTCGATGGACCGCGCATCCGGTTCCGGGGTCTTTGCCCGTGACCCTGATGCCATGCTGGACATGATCCAGCTCAAGGTCAGTAACCAAGCCCCCGATGATATTGCAACCGCTTGGCGCATCAGCGGGACGCTCCGCGAATTTCCGTCATTTCCTCCGGTCAACGTCTTTTTCCGGTATCCAATTCATGTCTCAGAAGGAACGGAAGCGCTCAAGGATGCAGTGGAAGAAGGGAGCCTCGAAGACATTTATAACAAAGGACGCGAAAAGGCAAACCAAGGCAAGAAGCGCACCAAGGCAAAAAATATTCAGAGCGTCGGGGCTGCTTTTGATGCTTACGCTAAGAATGGAGAGGCCAAATTGGAAGATATGATGAAGTATTTTGGGATGTCCGAAAACACGGTGCGGGATTACATCAAAAAAAATGGTGAATTTAAAATCGAAAACAATATCGTTACGGAAATCAAAAATGCAGAGCAATAAAATCCCAGCTCAGCTCAACACAGTTTATATATGTATTTGAGTTGAGTTTCACTGCATATGTCTTGAAGTAGGGGGTAAATGTGTGGGGAAGTTTCCCCCACACACACATTTCCCCTTTTCCTACTTCGACAGACATATGGAGAGTATTTCAGGAATGGAGGATTTAAATGATAGTAAAATCCTATGAATTGAAGGTGAAAAAATGATTTTCGTTGTGGAAGGACAGCCCCAAGGGAAAGCGAGGCCTAGGTTCAGCAGAAGAAGCGGAACCGTCTACACACCTCAAAAGACGATGGATTATGAAAAGACTATAAGGGCATCGTTTTTAAAGGCTAATGGAGAAAAGATTCCCGCTGACTGCTACGTCAGGATTGATATCATGGCCTACTTCAAAATCCCGAAATCCTATACCAAAGGAAAACGGCTGGCTTGCCAATATAACATCAACAAGCCAACGGTAAAGCCAGACATTGACAACATCACAAAAGTCGTTTTGGATGCGCTCAATGGAGTGGCGTATGAAGACGACAAGCAGGTGGTTAACTGCAGATGTGAAAAGCGGTATTCAAGGTCCGGCTCAGGATATGTCGTCGTGGAAATTGCAGAGGCGAAAGAATGAAAGTGTGGCAGCTATGACCGAACAAAAATCGCTCATCGAAGATCTGCGGGAACTTGTGCGAACCAGCAGCAAAGAAAATGAAAAACTCAGAGGCCAAGTGGACACCTTGCAAAGGGAACTGGATGCCAGACGAGAAGATATCGACTATTATCTTCACACCTTATCCCAAACCAAAAAGAAGCTCCGTAAGGAAACCCTTGAAAATCGCAAACTAAAAGCACAGCTCGGTGCTACTGCTAGTGTGGACCCGCAGCCATTGAGCTATTGGTGTGATGAGTCGGGACTGCAGGCTAAAGAAATAGCCCGTCTTGCTGGTCTAACTTATCAGACGCTTTACACCGTCAAAAATCTCGGGTCCCTCCCGTCAATGGACACTGCATTTAAACTGTGCGGCGTGCTGGGCGTAGGTCTTGCCGACGTAGCATGGGGAGAAAAAAAGGAGGCAAAAAATGAAAAATGATGAAGAACTGTTGAAGGCGGCTGAAACCATTGCAACATATTGTTGCTTAACCGATGATATTGAATGCTATGATTGCTTCTTTTCAGGAGAAGATAAAAATGGAAGACTTTGCTGTATGTTTTCTAGCTTCGCCCCTTTTGAATGGAACGAACAGCTGAAGGTGCTTAAAGAAAGGAGCAAGGACATGATTAATAAAGCAGAAAATGATACCGTCCATCATCCTAATCACTACACTTGGCGAGACTGCGGAGAGTCGGCGGATATTATCGAAAAATTTACCCGCAATCAGACAGATGGCTTTCTGGCTTTTTGCGAAGGGAACATCTTGAAGTATCTGTATCGCTACCCAATGAAGAACGGTGTTGAAGATTTAAAAAAGCTTGCAGAATATGCTAACATCGCAGCCGGCTATCTTGAAAAGTTGATGAAGGAAGATGAGAAGTCATGAAAATCATTGAACGTCAAAGAAGGAGGAAACGAAAAAATGAAGATTGAACCTGGATACTATTGCTATCGACTGGAGACGGGTCACATCCTGTATCGCAAGGTCAAAGATGGGAAATGGGGATGCGCAAAGGGAAAGGATTCTGTTTTCTCTCCAGATAACGTTAAGCAGTGGTGTGACTCTATGGACGACGCTATTGAAACGTTGGAGGTGAGAGGTTGACAGCAAAAGAATTTTTGAGACGTTTCTTTTCGCTCGGGATCCGTATCAATCACAAAAAGGAAGAACTGGACGAGCTAAGACGCACGGCAACGGCCATTTCAGGAACTGACTATTCGGTGGAGAGGGTCCAGCTGTCACACAGTGGAGCGGCACCTTTTGAGGACAAGGTGGCCCAATTGGCTGACCTCCAGTCAGCGCTGTCCATGGAAATTGTGAGCTATGAGGTCGAAAAAGCTAGAATTGTGGATGCCATTAACGATATACCCAATGACAACTATGCACAACTTTTGTATCAAAGATATGTAGAGCGTAAACCGTTTGCTGATATCGCAAAGTCAATTGGCTATAGCTCACAGCATATCAGACGGATGCATGGTTATGCGCTTCAAGCATTTCAAAAATGTCATTCGGAAATGCTTTTGGAAAATCGGCCAATGTTTAAGTAAAACGCAAACGTTTTCACACTTTCCCGTCCCCGTTCCAATCCAAAGTAAGGCGTGAAGTGAAAATTCCAAATTTAACAGAATCGAATACCTGCTATTAAGACCTTTAGCTAGGCCCTGGGCTTTGGATAAGTTTAAATGCGCACGAATGCTACAAAGATGCGCACGAATGCTACAAACACATGTGGTAAAATGATAGAGTGAGAAAGCGGGACGAGAGGGGTCTTCGGGCTCCCTCGTCCAACCAACGGTGGCGGCCTCCTTGCCCTGCGCCCCTACAGGGATTCGTACCCGCATGCGTTGTGGGACGCTTTCTCTTCATATTGACAACCAAGCTGCGTCGGTCTCCTGTTGAGTCGGGAGGCCGATGCGGCTTTTTAGGTTGTTTGAGCGCTTTGCGTAGGTACTGTCAGCGATAAAAAAATCGTGCGCTCCTGCGAGTGCCCAAAATCGTACTAGATATAAAGATTTTTTAGGGGTTGTTAGTGCAAACTGTTACATTTATTCCAAAAAGGCGGTGGCATTGTGAAAATTTCAAAAGGATTGTTAATGTTGACCACCACCCAGACGGGATTGGCACAGGCACTAGGAATTTCACAACAACGAGTCAGTCAGCTGCTTCGCGATAAGGTCCTCACTAAGGATGATGCCGGAAACGTTTTGGTGGTTGAGTCTTTGAAGAACTACTACAAAAGCCGGTCTGGCAATTCCGGTGAGGAAGACGTTGAGCTGTCCAAGGAACGCGCTCTTCATGAACGTGTGAAAAGAGAACTGGCCGAGATTGAACTGGCTAAACGGAAGAATGAAGTTCACGAAGCAGCAGACGTTGAATTAGTTATGACTGACATGCTTGCCAATCTGCGCAGCCAGCTTCTTTCCATCCCTGCCAAAATGGCACCGCTTTTAACTGGAAAGACCCAAGATGAAATCAATACGGCTCTTGCCGATGAAATCCAGACGAGACTAACGGAGTTGTCCGACTATAGACCAGAAATGTTCTCAGACGTCGAAGAGACTGGTGGTGATGGCGATGATCAAGCGGACGGTTGATCTTTTTAAGAAAATTGCCGCTGAATCGCTTAGACCTCTTCCCAGTCTTACCGTGTCTGACTGGGCAGACAGGTATCGGATGCTGTCCAGTGAGTCTTCTTCAGAGCCTGGGCGATGGCATACGGACCGGGCACCGTATCAGCGAGAAATCATGAATGCTTTCACAGCTCCCGGTGTCCATAAGGTCATTGTCATGTCTTGTTCACAGATTGGAAAGTCGGACATTATGAACAACGTCATTGGAAGGTTTGCTCATCTTGCACCGGCGCCAATTTTGATGATACAGCCCACCATTGAAATGGCTCAAGACTATTCAAAGAGCCGTATCGCCCCAATGATTCGCGATACAAAAGTGCTTAATGAAATCTTTCGTGACGTAAAATCACGGGACGGTGGAAACACCATCCTGTCAAAGCTGTTTCCCGGCGGACGTCTCATCATGGGCGGGGCGAACAGCCCTGCAGGTCTTGCTTCCCGTCCTATCCAGATCCTTCTTGCCGACGAAGTGGACCGATTCCCGGACAGCGCTGGAACCGAAGGCGACCCAGTTGACCTTGCAGCCAAACGTATGACGACATTCTGGAACTGGACCATGGGTCTTTTTTCAACGCCCACCATCCTTGGCGAGTCAAGAATTGCCGCTGAATATATTAGCGGCACACAAGAAGAGTGGCAGCATCAATGCCCGAACTGTGGTGAGTGGCATCTCATCACTCATCGAAGCATGGAGGTGGAAACGGACACCATCAAGGATCGAAAAGGTAAGAACCATGAACACGTCAAAGGCGTGAAATGGATTTGCCCAGACTGTGGATTCACCTTTACCGCCGATGAGATGCGGCGGGCCAAACAAAAATACATAGCAAAGAATCCGACTGCGTTGCGCAATGGCGCACGCAGTTTTTTCGTGAATTGCTGGTCATCTCCATGGCTTGATTGGAAGATGGTCATGCAGGAATGGATTGATGCGAAAGGCGACCCGGAGCGGGAAAAAGTCGTTGTGAACACACGTTTTGGTGAACCATATGAGCAACAAATCAATACCACGGAAATTGATCATCTGCTTTTGCGTAGGGAGGAATACCCTGCGGAACTGCCTGACGGTGTGCTGCTGTTGACCGCAGCCGTCGATACCCAGGACAATCGTCTTGAATACGAGATTGATGGCTGGGGCGACGGTGACGAAACGTGGTCCATTGTCAAAGGGGTCATTCCCGGCATCCCGGACAGCCCGGATGTCTGGAAGCAGCTAGATATGATTCTTGATAGGAAGTATTTCTTTAAGGATGGAAAGACTGGCCTCAAAGTGGCTCGGACTTTTATTGATAGCGGTGGGCACTACACAAATGAAGTGAAGAAATATTGCTACGTCAACCGCTACAAACAGCGCTTTGCCATCAAGGGCATGGGCATCCCTGGTGTGGATATCATCCACAAATATAGCACGCAGCAAATTAAAGGACTGCCAGGGAAAACGGTGATTGTGGTAGACGTCGGTGTTGATGCTTGTAAGCAATACGTCATGGACCGGCTTACCATTGACCAGCCTGGACCAAAATTCCATCATTTTCCACTTGATAAAAAAGGGTCTGACAATGAACTCATGGCACGGCGTGGTTTTGATCAGATCTATTTTAGAGGTCTCTTGTCCGAAGCTAAGACGCCAAAGAAAAAGAACGGCAGAGTGGTTTGGGCATGGGAGCCGATTTCAAAAAACATCCGAAATGAGCCTTTTGACTTGAAGGTCTATAACTTCGCCTGTAAGACTTCGATTGACCCGGATTATTCTCGATACAAGGAGACTTTGCACGGGGCGCAATCGAGTAAACCTAAGGAACGAAAAAAGCGCCCCAGAACAAAATTTGGGCTGATTAAGAGGGTGGTAGATGCATGAGCATTGCAGACAATGAAAGATTGAAACAATATCTTGCTGCAGAAAAGGCCATCCTGGAAGGCGGTCAATCCTATAAGATTGGGAACCGTATGCTGACCAGGGCGGATCTTTCGGAAATCAGAAAAGAAATTTCTGCACTCAAAGCGGCGGGAGCGACCACAGACGACTCAATCCGGTCAATCCGTCGTGCTAAGCAAGTTATCATGAGAGATTAGGAGGGACGAGGCTTTGACAAGGAAGAAACGGCAGCTTCGGGAACGGCATCCCACCAGCATGAAGACCATGAAGGTCTTGAATACAGGTTATAGCGAGGGTGGAGCGAGCCGTTCCCGCTCTGCTTTGCGAGGCTACAACCCACAGAAATCATCCCCACAGGCAGACGTTGACATGAATCTGACGACGCTGCGAAATCGGGCGTCTGACATGTATATCAACAGCCCCCTTGGAGCTGGTGCGCTGAACTCCAGCAGGTCCAATGTCATTGGTGCGGGCCTTAAGGTCAGCCCAAAAATCGATTGTAAATTGCTTGGTATATCAGTTGATGAAGCCAAGGAATGGCAGCGCAGGACCAAGAAAGAATTTGAGCTTTGGGCTGACTCCCTGACCTGCGACCTCTACCGGAAACACAATTTCTATGATCTCCAAGACATCGCTTATCTCAGCTATCTCGTTGATGGAGATTCTTGGGCGGCAATCAAATATCGGAAACCGACGCCCACCAATCCGTATCGGACCCGCATCCAGCTCTTTGAGGCGGCTCGTGTCTGCAACCCTGACAGCCTTGGAGCCATGTCCAATACGGACGAAGTCACAGTCACAATGGTGAATCCCAAGAACGGCAACCGCATTATCAACGGCGTTGAAATCGACCGAGACGGCGCTGTGGTGGCCTACTGGGTTAGCAACCGGACGCCATATGACCCAGCGGCCTTTGCCCGCAACCTTGAATGGACGAGAGTGGAGGCCTTCGGAAAGAAATCTGGCATGCCTCAGGTCCTGCAGATTAGTCACGAAGATCGTCCAGAGCAATACAGAGGTGTTCCGTATCTAGCCCCAGCGATTGAGGTGCTGAAACAGGTTAGCCGATATACGAACGCTGAACTGTCTGCCGCTATCATTAAGTCGTTTTTCACCCTTTTTTTCACAAGCGGGGGGAGCAATGACATCGATGATGTGTTGGGAAATACTTATGCCAACGAACCTATTGACGTTGATGATTTAAGAAACATCCAAGTCGGCCCTGGGACACTTAACTTGCTGCCAGATGGCGTTGACGTGAAGGCCATCGATGGGAACCGAAGTCTTTCCACTTTTGAGCCTTTTACTAATGTTTTGATGTCTCAGATTGGGGCATCGCTGGGCATCCCGGCCGAAGTCATCCTGAACCGTTTCCAAGAGTCCTATAGCGCGGCACGCGGTGCCTTAATTCAAGCCGCAGCTGTCTTTAGGACTCGCAGGACTTGGTTTGCAAGGGACTTTTGTCAACCGATCTATGAAGCCTGGCTTTACGAAGCAATTTCGCTCGGACGCGTTGAAGCTCCCGGTTTTGGGTCTGACCCAATTGTTACAAAAGCTTGGTCCGGTGCCGACTGGTTCGGCCCCGTCATGGGCATGCTTGACCCTGTTAAGGAAGTCAACGGTGCAGCCCTGCGCGTTAAATATGGCTTTAGCACATCCGAACGCGAGGCCGCTGAACTGACAGGGACGAATTTTGACGACAACGTTGACCAAATTGCCAGTGAACACGCAGCATGGAGTGTTCGAGGACTTACCGTCCCAAAAGCTGACAATACAGACTCTGCGAAAGGAGGTGAAGGAGAGTGAAAAAATTTTGGAACATTGCCAAGACGGCCAATGGTCATGCCGAGATTTATATCTACGGCGAAATTGTAAGCCGCAAAGGATTGTTGGATAAAGAGGGCACCTCCGCCGTGTCCTTTCGGGAGGATTTGGAAGCATTAAACGGGGCTGACATCACCGTCAAAATCAATTCCCCTGGGGGTGATGTTTTTGCTGCGCAGGCTATCCACAATCAATTGCGTGCGTATAAAGGGAACGTCACTGCTGTTGTTGATGGCGTTGCCGCATCAGCGGCCTCGGTCATCGTCATGGGGGCTGGGAAAATCATCATGCCGAGAAACGCGCTGATGATGATTCACAATCCGGCTATTTATCTCGACGATATTTACAACGTCAATCAGCTCTCAAAGGAAATTGAAGCCCTGCAGCCTATCAAGGAATCCATCGTGTCAGCCTATATGAGGCGGGCGACCTGCAGTCGGGAAGAAATTTCTCATATGATGGACGAGGAAACCTGGCTGACTGCGGAAGACTGTGTGGCCCTTGGCCTTGCTGACGTCATTGACGATGACGCCCAGGGTAAGCCAGTCGTGAACAACGGGATGCTTTGCGTCAATAACTTAAAATTTGACACTAAGCATTTCCGTAATATTGATGGTCTGACCAGCTGTCTTAACAAGACAGACAAACCAAAAGAAAGGGAGAAACAAATGAGCATCAAAATAAGCAATTTAATCAATTTTCTCAATGGTGTTGGCCTTGAAGTCGATGATGACAAGACCGTTGCTCCTGTTGCCGCTCCGGAACAGGAACCCGTTGACGCAGCTCAGGTCGCAGAGGACGCGGTCCGGGCAGAACGTGAACGCGTCGCCCAGCTTGACGACCTTACGAATGGCGCTAAGAACGGCGCGGCCATTGCCATCATCAATCTGGCTAAAAGCACTGGCAAGACAGTGAACGACATCCAGGAATACGTTGATGCGGTCAGCTCTGTCGTTACTCCGGCGGAAAAACAGTTGACCAACATGGTCGAAGACGCACATGATTCAGGCGTGGAAAACATCGAAGCTGACCCGGAACCGCAGGACAAGACCGAAGCGGATGAAATCCGTCAGGCTGCGAACGCTATCGCTAAGTTTTTTAACAAGAAATAAAGGGAGGATTAAATCATGGCAACTTTGAACACTGCTGTCGACGTCAAACGCGACGACATTTTTGTTGGCGCAGACGTCAACGCCATTACGAAAAACGTAGCCATCACGGCGGGTAAGACCCTTGTGAAAGGCACACTCATGACCATTGAATCAGGGACGGCCGTTGCTACTGCGAAAGACGCTGTCGCTGACTCCGTTCTGGCTTCTGATGTAAACACGACTGACACCGTAGCGACAGTATATGTGACTGGTCGCTTTGCAAAGGACGCCCTTATTGCTGCATCCGATGACACCGTTGAAGCCCATGAAGAAGAACTTCGTAAAATCGGGATCTTCATGAGCGAACGCAAATAAGAAGGAGGATTGAAGAATGATGAACTTTGATGATACGAGAGTGCTGCTGGAAGCTATCACTCAGGACCACACCCCCGGCAGTCTTCTGACGGAAACTTTTTTCCAGGAAGAACGGACCTATTCTTCTTCCGTCGTTGACGTCGAATACCGCGAAAAAGGACGTGTCATGGCTCCGTTTGTTGTTCCTGGGAGCAAAGGCGTCGAGCTGACCCGTGAAGGCTCTGTGGTTAGCACATATAAAGCCCCGCTCATGAGACCGACCCGCACCATCACACCGGGAGAAATTCTCGTTCGCGGTTTTGGTGAAGCCGTATATAGCGTGAAAACTCCGGAAGAACGTGCATCTGAGATGCGCGCTGATGACCTTTCTGATCTCAGAAATGCTATCCTTCGTCGACAGGAATGGATGGCAGCCCAGCTGTTGCTGAACGGCGGCTACGAAATCAATGGCTTTGCTGATGATGGTAAGACCGCCAAGATTGACAACATCAGCTTTTCCGGCTGGGCTGCTGAAAACAAGCTGGTCCTTTCTGGGAAAGATGCTTGGGATCAGTCCACCGCAGCTCCGATTGATGTCTTGCAGCAGATGTCTGACAAGATTTCCCGTGATACGGACAGAGTTCCGACGATTGCCATCTGCTCTAGAGCTACTGCAGACCTGCTGCTCAACAACGCTCAGGTCAAGGAAATGATGATGATTCCAGATCGGGATGCTGCGGCTTTTGTCAGCATGCAGCCTCAGATTATCAACTCTGCTGTGACCCGTATCGGTCATATCAATGGCCTTAACCTTGATATTTATGTTTATAATGCAGGCTTTACTAATGATGCGGGGGAATTTGAAAAATACATTCCTGACAATTATCTTGTCATGGGCAATCTTGGTCTAGGCCGTCGTCTTTATGGCGCTGTGACACAGCTGGAAGCTGACAGCCATTGGCACACCTATGAAGGTCAGTTTATTCCGAAAGTGATCAATTCTGTTGGTGATGATAAATCTACGCTGGCTCTTTCCAGCCGCTGTGTTATCGTGCCCAAAACGACGAGTGATTGGATGACAGTCAAAGTTAAATAAGGAGGTGATCCGCATGTCTCTCATCGCCTTGAAGGGCTGTTCTCTCATGCATGACGGACTACTTTATCCTAATGGCTCAATTATCCAAATGGACGATGCCGAAGCGATCAAAGTGGCCAAGGCCAACATTGGCCTTGTGGAGCTTATTGACACCGCAAAGTCAGCACCAACTGTTGAAGAAGCCACGGAAAAGAGACCCGATTACAACGAAGGACCAGACCTTGATTCGATGACCGTCAAGGAGCTGCTGAGATTTGCTAATTCCGAGGACATTGACCTGGATGGAGCTCGGAAGAAAGATGATATCATTGCAGCCATTCGCCGCGCCTATGACGCTGACAGCGCCTCGGACGTGGAAGAAGTTGACGGACTGCCGCCGGTTGATCCTTCGGCCACTATCTGATGTCTGATAGTGCTTTTAAGTCGCAGATTGCGGCTGACAACATCCAGGTCTTTTTAAACGAACTTGAATTTGCCGATGAGCATGACCTCAATGGCACGACATGCAAGGCCATCTTGCAGAGCCTGACGAATACGACGCCAAGCACGGACCCCACCGATATTGTGGCGAATCAACTGCTGGGCGACCACCTTGTCGTGAACTGTTTGGAAGAGGCCTTGCCGGCCATGCCGACTTATGGAAACGCGTTTTTGGTTGACGGTAAGACTTATCTTGTTGAGTCTGTCGCCGCTGATATGGGGCTGTTGACAATCACCCTATATGTCACTAGTCGCTAAGGAGGGATGAACAATGATTAATGTTGACATTGACCCGACTGCGCTAGCGAAAGCGTCAGATTTACTGGCAACGGCGCCAAAGCAAATCCACATCGCAAGCCGCGTGTCCATCCAGCGGACCATCACGAGCGTCAAAAACCGAGTGTCGGTCCACGTCCGCAAGTCGTATCACATCGACGCTAAAACGGTCAAAGCATCCCTGACATCTAAGATGCAGGGGGGTAGAGGGCTGGTCATCTCTGAGGGCCAGCCCCTGCACCTGTCGCGCTTTAAGGTCAGAGGGAGCCGTTCCGGCCCGATGACTGCGGCGGTTAAGGTCGGTCACGCGCCTAAAAAGGTCCCCGGTCTTTTTCTGCATCCGCAGAAAAGTTTGCTGAAACGCCTCACTAAATCGGCCTATCCAATCAAAGTGCCTTACGGGCCATCCGTGCCTCAGATGGTGGGAAGCCCGCTCGTCCTTGAAACTATCAAGGACGATGCGGAACGCTATCTAAACCAGCGCTTTGAACATGAAGTCGAATTTAGGGTTGGGAGGTTTACATGACCATAAATGAAATTGCTGAGCATGTTGCGGCATATTTGCAGCATGTGCTCAAAGAATACACCATCTCAAATGATGTGGAGTGGAAGCCCGTCGATGTTTTTGCAGGATGGCCGCCCATCCGGAGAGAGGACCGAAAGAACTCCTTTATTTACGTCTGTATCACAGACTGGACGGATGACCTTGAAGGCACACCGTGGTCTAAGGCTACGGTGCAAATCGGATTTTCGGTTCATGGCAGTGACCTGAAAGATGGATGGCGTGACCTCTATAATCTTATGGAGCACGTCCGTCAGGCATTGCTGACCTGTAGGACTATTGCTGGACGTGCCCGTTTAGAAAGTCCGCTTAAAGGGATGATCGTTGCTGATAATCCGACATTCCCAGAGTGGACCGGCGCCATTACCGCCGTTTATTCAATCGCACAGCCGCAGGAGGTATCATCATGGCAATTAAAAAAGTGAAATCTCAAAAAGTAATTTATGTAGGACCGACTTTGTCGGACTACTCCGTCCGGAAATTTCAGGTCTTTGTTGAGGGAATTCCCGAAATTTTGAAGGACAAAATCTCGAAAGTGCCGGAACTGGAAAAGCTCTTTGTTCCGGTTAGCGAACTCAATAGCGCAGAAGCGGCAACTCGGAAAGCTGGGACGCCGCTTTTTAGCTATTTCGAAAAAGTTAAATATAATTTGTAAAAGGAGGTTAGAGCATGTCTTCTTTTTTCCATGGTGTTCGCACGAGCGAACAGGCAACTGCGATTAAGGCTCCGGCCAGTACCACAGCAGGACTGCCTGTTGTTTTCGGCACTGCACCCTTACATCTGGCTTCTGACCCCGCGGCTGTCAACCGTCCGGTGCTCTGCAGCTCTCTTTCTGAGGCTGTGGCAGCACTTGGATACAGCAGCGATTGGGAGAAATTCACCCTCTGCGAGGTTATGTATTCTGAATTCCAGCTCTTCAACGTGTCCCCGGTCGTTTTCGTTAACGTCCTTGACACGTCCAAGCATAAAAAGACCGTATCTGAACAAGTTGTAAAGATTGAAGACAAGGTCGGTAAGATTACGGATCCTGTCATCCTTTCTACGCTTGTTGTCAAGACCGCGGCTTCTTCTGGAACGACCTTAAAGGCCGGAACGGATTACGAAGCCGCCTACGACGATGATGGAAACACTGTTATTACCGCTCTTGAAAACGGAGGGATGACTAGCCTCTCTAACGTCTACTGCGATTTTGATGCTGTTGATCCGTCTAAGGTTACTGCTGATGACATCATCGGTGGAGTTGACCGGGACGGACGCAATACGGGCCTTGAAGTGCTGGAAGATGTCTTCCCGACGCTCCGACTCGTTCCTGGCGTGGTTGCCGCCCCTGGTTGGTCCGACAATGTCGAAGTGGCTGCAGTCATGAAAGCCAAGGCTTCCAGTATCAACGAGGTGTTTGCTGCTGGAGCGGTCCTAATTGACGCTCCGACGGACACGCTTACGAAATATACGGATGTCCCTGCCTGGAAGGAAAATAACAGTATTACAGGAATTGACGAAGTGCTTTATTGGCCGATGGCTAAAGTCGGTTCCAAAGTTTTCCACATGTCCACGCTTGCCATCGGCGCTATTGGCGTGACGGACGCGGCCAACAACGACGTTCCGCACAAATCACCATCCAACGTGGCTATGTCCATCACAGGGCTTTGCCTGAAGGATGGAACGGAAGTTATCATGACACTTCCAAAAGCAAGATACCTTAATGAAAACGGTATCGGAACGGCAATTAATTTCATTGGTGGGTGGAAACTTTGGGGAAACCGGACTTGCGCTTATCCGTCCAACACGGATGTTAAGGACGCTTTTATCAGTTCGCGCCGTATGTTCCGTTGGTATAGTCAGCGCTTTATCCAGACCTTTTGGAGCAATGTTGATGATGATATCAACAAGCGGTTCATTCAGCTTATTACAGACAGTGCAAACATTGACCTCAACGGTCTGACGGCTCTAGGATATCTTTTGGGCGGTAGAATTGAGTTTGAAGCTGACTTCAATCCGACGACGAACCTGCTGGATGGCAAGGTGAAATTCCATACATATCTTGGTGTCTGCGTTCCCGCGGAAGACATTGAGAACGTGCTGGAAGTCGACCCGTCTTATCTGCAGACGCTTTTTACTGCCTGAGGAGGTGATTGACAATGGCAAATCAAATCCCTGAAAAAATCGTTAACTTTGAAGCTTATGATAGTGAAACCGGTCGCTTCCTCGGTCTTGTTGATATCACCAATCCAAGCATCGAACCGATGACTTCTACCGTCAGTGGCGCAGGCATTGGCGGCGAAATCGAAGCTCCGACGCTTGGCCATTTTAAGTCTATGGAAGTGCAGTTTTCTTGGCGCACCGTGACAGATGCAGCCCTCGCTCTGGAAGAACCAAAAGCTCATACTATCTCCCTATATGCCGCTCAGCAGGAGCTGGACGCAGGGACTGGTGAGCTTAAAGTTGTTTCTATCAAGGAAGTTGTTCGCGGCCGTATGAAAAAGGACGACCTCGGAAAGCTTGCTGTCGGTGCCGATACGGGCGCTACGACGACGCTTGAACTGGACTATTTTAAACTCGATAAAGATGACACTAATGTCATCGAAATTGATAAATACAATCAAATCTTCAAGGTCAACGGCAAGGACTATCTAAGTGATGTTCGTCGTGCCCTGGGGCTTTAAGTATCAAAAAGCGGTCTGCATGTCGGGCCGCTTTATTTTCTATTAACACCTAACATTACGTGTTAACGGTAAAGGAGAATGATCATGACCACGAAAAAAAACGGATATAAGTTTTATGATTCAGAAAAGCTTTCCGAAGGGCTTAACGCGCTGACTGGGAAGGACTTTCAGGAGGCCGAAGCTGCAGCAAGACGGAGTGGTGACCAGACGCTTGATATCTGCATGTCTCGGACTTTCCATGCCGCCCTTGCAGCTAAGTGCTTTGGGGTTCCGCTTCCGGAAATCACGAAAGTAAGCATCCGTGAATATGCCCGCATTACCAATGACGTTGCGGTTTTTTTGCTGGCGGAGGGACAGGGAACGGAAATTTCCTTGCCCAATACAGGCGCTTGATTGCAAGACTTTCCTTCGCCGGTTACGGCCCACCGATGCTTTGGTGGGAGATGCCAATATCCGAGGTCTTTGAGTGGGCAGAAGCCATCCTTGAAGTCTCGAAAGAATATTCAAAGGAAGGAGGTTAACGCATGAAAACATTTGCTTTTACTTTTGCTATTGGCGCGATCATGACAAGCGGCTTTGCTCGCGGCTTTGCGACCGCCAATAAAACATTGGTCAATCTCAATAAGCGCATCCGGGACCTGAAACAGCAGCAAAAGGAACTTGATTCGACCTTTAAAAAAGGCGCTATTTCCGCTGATGATTATAATGCCTCGATGGACCGGCTTAACGCCAGTATGTCAAGACTGCAGAAGCAAAGGGGCGCCACAGAGTCCCTTGTTTCTGCACAAAGCCAATTCGGAAGTGCCATTGGAGCTTTTTCAAAAGTGGGCATGGCCGTATATGCCGCATCTCGTCCGGTCCTTGGCATGGTCGGCATTGCAGGCGACTTTGAGCAAGGGATGAGTAAGGTGGCAGCTATCACCGGCGCTAGCAGCTCGGAAATGGCGCGTCTTACCACGACAGCTAGAGAACTTGGTGAGCAAACCAAATTTACTGCGCGCGAATCTGCTGAAGCAATGAGCTATCTTGGCATGGCAGGCTGGAAAACAGAGCAAATCATCGCTGGCATGCCTGGGCTTCTGAATCTTGCCGCCGCTGGCGGAACGGACCTTGCAAGAACGGCTGACATAGTCTCTGATAACCTGACTGCTTTCGGCCTTGCCGCTGACCAATCGGCCCATATGGCTGACGTATACGCAACTGTCGTCACCAATACCAACACTAATGTTGAGCTCCTTGGTGAGACGATGAAGTATGCCGCACCAGTTGCCAAAGCTTTTGGTGCGTCAATGGAAGAGACAGCCGCTATGGCAGGACTCATGGCTAATGCGGGTATCAAGGGCAGTCAAGCAGGGACGTCGCTCCGCGCAGGTCTAATGAGACTGGCAGGACCTCCTAAGATGGCAGCAAATGCCCTTGCGGAACTCGGTCTTTCCATGACAGATATTACGCAGGAGCAAAAAGAAGCCACCATGGCTATGCAGTCCCTGGGGATCTCAATGAACGATACAAGCGGTCCGCGTAAGATGTCAGCCATCCTCAAAGAACTGCGTGAAAAAATGTCTGGACTCTCTCAGGAACAGCAGCTTGCCTATGCTAAATCCATCTTCGGGCAGCAGGCAGCGGCAGGTTGGCTAGCTGTGCTCAACAGCGGTGACGAAGCCTTTGATGGTCTCATCACGAAGCTTGAAAACAGCAACGGCGCCGCAGATAAGATGGCTAAGACGATGCAAAACAACCTTAACGGGGCTATGACACGTCTCAGTTCCGCGACGGAGTCCATCGCCATCAGTTTTGGGCAGGCACTCCTGCCTGGGCTCACGAAAATTGCAGACGGGGCGGCTTGGGCAGCTTCCGGCATCAGCAAATTCACGGCAGAGCATCCAAAACTAGTCCAGTGGTTAGCCACAACAGGCACCGCCATTGCCGGTGTCGCGCTCGCAGTAACAGGATGGGGCGTCATCAGTTCTTTGGCTTCTCTTGCCACGGCGGCCTTTGGCGTTGGGCTTGCAGGGCTACTCGGTCCGGTTGGACTGGTCGGCGCAGCCATTGTCGGTGTGATTGCAGTTGGGACCGCTTTATATCTCAACTGGGATACGATTACCACCAGGCTCAGCAGTGCCTGGGAAAATATTAGGACAGGCGTGACAGGTTTAGGAACAGCAATCGGCACGGCGGTGTCAAATGGGGCCGAGTATGCCAGAAACGCGCTCATGAATCTGCCCAGGGCGGCTTTGTATGCAACGGCATACACCATAGGTCTGTTCTTTTCGTGGCCATTTAAGGTGGCTAATGCCATGTTGGGACTCATCCCAGTTGGACAACAGTTTATTGCAAATGTGACCCAATGGGGGGGCGAGGCTGTTGCTGGTGCTATGTCCTTTTTTAGCAATCTCCCAAATCTGCTTTATAACGTCATTTTGGAGGCAGATTCTGCAGGTCAGCAATTTATTTCCGAGGCCAGCAGCTGGGGTAGTGCTGCCCTTGATGCCATTATGGACTGGCTAGGGGCACTGCCTAGTCGGCTAAGTGAGATGGCATCTAATGCCTGGGCGGCCGCTAAAAACGCCTTCGGCTCTTTTGCAGCAGGGGTCAGTGACGCCACAGAGGGAACGCCGGTCGCTCACAACGCAAACGGCGGCATTTATCGAAGGGGGGCTTTCCTCACGACGTTTGCTGAAAACTCTGGAGAATCGGCTATCCCTCACACGCCAACGGCACGAAATATCGGGCTGCTGGCCAGAACGAATGAAATCATGGGCCGGCCTCTTAGTGGGGGAAACATCAACGCCTCTTTTGCTCCTGTCATCAATGTGACGGGCGGAAATACGACTGATGTGGACGCCATTTTGACGCAGAAAATGAAAGAGTTTAGAGTCATGCTGGCTGAACTCCAGCATCAAGAGAGGAGAGTAGCTTATGCGTAAATACACAGCAGTCCAAGGCGACTACTGGGACGGCATCGCTAAAAAGATATATGGTGATGAATCTTACATGAATACGCTCCTCTTGGCTAATCCATCTCTTACTGGACTGACTGTCTTTGACGGTGGGGAAACGGTGCTGGTCCCGGACGTCGCCATCAAATTAACGGCCATTAAGCCACCATGGAAGGGGTGAGCAAATGGGGTTTATTGACTCGATTTTTCTCCCCGCATCGGTGGAGACAGGGCTAGCCAGACGCATTTTGCCTCATATTGCTTATAACGGCAAAGATATCAGTGACGACATCTCTCGATATCTTACAAATATTAGTTATACCGACGAGCTGTCAGGTGCGGCTGATGATCTGCAGCTTACCCTTGAAGACAAGGACGGGCTATGGTTATCAGATTGGTTCCCAGAAAAAGGCGCCACGTTGGATGCTGCGCTGGAGAGCCGCTATTGGAACAGCTCCGCCGACGGTCCGGAAGTCGTTAACTTCGGAACTTTTGAAATCGATGAAATCGAGTGCAGTGCCATGCCGTCCACGGTCAAGATTAAGGCGGTTTCAGTGCCTGACAACACCACGCTCAGAGGTGCCGAACATTCAAGATCTTGGGAAAAGGTGACGATTAAGAAGATTGCCGAAGACATTGCCCGTGGCGCTCAGATGGAACTCTTTTGGGATGCCGACGAAGGTGAGCAAGAAGACCGCATTGAACAGACGGAGGAATCGGATCTATCATTCCTTCAAAAACTCTGTGATGACCACGGTCTTGCACTTAAGGTCAGCGCTAAAAAAATTGTCATCTTTAACCTCAAAGACTACGAGGCCAAAGATGCGGTCTTTAATTTTAGCCGGAACACCAGCTTCTTAACCGAGGCACAGGCGGTCTTGCCCACATATAAGCTGGCTGACTGGTCCTTTCGGTCTGCCGTGCGTGATGTTTACAAAGAATGTAAGGTTGAATATCAAAACGAGGACAGCAAGGAAAAAATTTCCTACACCTTTACGGCTCCGGACAAAACTGTTGGGAAGACCCTAGTGGTCAACCAGCAGGTCAAGTCACAGGCAGAAGCTGAAAACCTTGCCAAGAACGAGCTCCGAAAGAAGAATGCTGAAGAGGTGCAGGGAGCTGTGACCCTGCGTGGCCAGCTGTCCTTAAGTGCAGGGCTGACAGTTAACGTCGTAGGCTTTGGAGTCTTTGATGGAAAATATCTAGTCAAGCGTGTCAGTCACGACATCGGAACGTCTGGATATACCTGCAAGGTCGAATTGAGACGATGCCTGGAAGGCTATTAAGGAGTGAGAACGTGGAAAATACGTTAAAGAATTTGATTAGGGTTGGCTGCGTTTCCTCCGTGAACATTGAGCGGATGACCGCCAAGGTCGTTTTTGGAGACAAAGATAATTTGGTGTCTGCTGACCTAAAAATCCTAAATAGAGGAAGCAAGCGTCATAAGGACTACTTTATCCCGGAAATCAATGAACAGGTGGTCTGTATCTTCCCGCAAAACAGCGGAGGGAAAGGCAGTAACTCTGGCTTTATCGTCGGCAGCTTTTTTAATAAAGCTGACGCACCGGTGAAAACAGGGGAGGGGCTGCGCAGGGTGGATGATGGAAGTGGGTCTTTTATCGAATTTGACAATGGATCCATCACCATCAGCGCAGCGGGCTCCCTTATCCTAAAGGGCGCCACAGTGGAGATCAACTGATGGCCGCCCAGACAAGAGTAGGAGACCTGAGCACTGGTCACGACGACTGTCCACCCGTCGCCTTGGTGTCAGGATCCACAAACGTTTTTATTAACGGGAAAGCCGCTGGACGTGTTGGTGATGTCTACGCAATACACGACTGTCCTAAGCACCCGACCCACACCGGGATGGTGGCAAGCGGCAGCGGGACGGTATTTATTAACGGAAAGGCGGCCGCTCGTGTAGGTGACTCCGTCAGTTGTGGCGGTTCGGTTGCCCGGGGAAGCAGCAATGTTTTTGTTGGTTAGGAGGTGGGACCATGGCCATGATTGGCAGCATGGGCGACGTTGCCTTTTCGGTGTCGTCTAGGACGGTTCGGACACTTGACGGCTTTCAGCGGTCCGGTGATACGGGCATCGGAACTCATGACATTATCGGTCAAAAATCTGAGACGGAATATACTGGCCTCCCGCCAGAGAAGGTGCAATTCAACATCCTTTTAAGGATCGATGGCGGCGTCAGCCCCGCCTACGAGCTCAAGAAGCTACGGACAATGCGGGATAAAGGAAAGGCCTTTCCGCTCATTATCGGCGGGCGGGTCATTGGGAAGAATTACTGGATCATTTCCAGCATCTCCGAAAACGTTCCCTACTGGACACCGTTTGGACAAATTGATACGGTGAGCGTGAGCGTGAGCCTTCAGGAATATCAGACGGATGCCCTGCTTATGGACAGTCCTTTTGCCGATGTGGCTGATCAGATCGCGGAGGTCAAGGACACGGTCGAAAGCAAGATTGAAGCCTTTGACAACGTCGCTAGTGACCTCCTAGGAGGGATGTTTTGATGACTGCATACAAAGTTACGGGAATAGACGGGAAAGTCGATTTTAACCCCGCTACGGTTGTTGAAGAGGTCCTCCAAAACGTAAGGACCATCCTGAGCACGCCAAAATTTTCCGTCCCTCTCGATAGGAATTTCGGCATTAGCGGTGACCTGGTTGACGCGCCCATCAATGACGACACACTGGGATATTGTCAATCTGAAGTGGTCGCAGCCGTCCAGACATACGAGCCCAGGGCGCAGGTGACGTCCGTGTCATGGGAAGCCGCAATGGATGGAAAACTGAGGCCAACCGTCACCATCACTATCGAGGAAGGAGGCGATTAAATGAGTCTGAAATTAAGCGACCTGCCGGATATTAACTTTGTTAATGCCGACAAAGAAACCGTGACCGCGCAGATCATCAATCTTTATGAATCGACAACGGGCAGGACGCTCGGAGCTGGCGACCCAGTGAGGCTCTTTTTGCTGGTTATCGCCAACGTAGTCATTCTGCTGTTGAACAAAATTAACTACACTGGAAAACAAAATCTGCTGGCTTACGCTAATGGGACGAAGCTTGACCACGTGGCAGCCATGATTGGGACAGCTCGACAGGAAGCCTCCAAGGCAACCCTTACGGAGACCTTCACATTGAGTTCAACGCAAGCTTCCGGGACGGTCATCCCGGCTGGAACGAGAGTATCTGCCGGGGATGACACTTACTTTGCCCTAGATGAAGATCTCACTATTGCGGCTGGAAATCTAACCGGAACGGGGTCCTGCACCGCCCTTACTGCGGGGGCATCTGGCAATGGCTATCCGGTCGGCAAAGTGACCACTCTGGTTGACCCGCTCCCTTATGTGGCGAGCGTCACCAATATGACGGCATCGTCTGGTGGTGCAGACGCGGAAGCCGATGACCACTATCGCGAAAGGGCTCACAACTTTGCGGAAAGCTACTCAACGGCAGGCCCAGAAGGCGCTTACGAATATTGGGCAAAAGCGGCAAACACGGCTATTGAGTCGGTCCTCGTTGTTGTTCCGGGCGATACGGCTCCCGGCGAAGTGTGGATATATCCAATGCTAACAGGCGGCATCATCCCGGATGAGGAAATCCGGAAGGCTGTTGCTAACCAACTCAATGCGCGGAAACGGCGGCCCCTTACCGATAAGGTTAGCATCAAGACTCCGACGGAGGTCGACTACAATGTCAACCTAACTTACTACATCGAGGCCGACGAAGCCGAAAATGCTGCGAACATCAACGTGGCCGTCACAAAGGCTGTGGAAGAGTTTAAAACTTGGGAGCGCTCCAAGCTGGGGCGTGACATCAATCCCTCAGTCCTCATCGCCAAAGTTATTGCGGCAGGAGCAAAACGGGTTGAAGTAACCAGCCCCGTCTTTACACACGTCAAAAACGGCAGTGAGGCAGATGGCTTTGATGTCGAGCTCGCTAGATGCGCGAGTGTTGAAATCAAGGTAGGAGGGGCTGAAGATGAATAATATTGACGTCTTACGAGACCTCCCACCGTCGCTCTCCACGGATGAAAAAGCTGAAGCGATTGCCAAGGCTGCCACAGAGTGGCTGCTCCAAGTCGACAAAGGCACCAAGACCTTGAACCTTTTTGATGACTGGAGTCAAATGCCAGATGGCGTGCTAAAGCATCTCGCATGGGCCTATCACGTCGATGGGTGGAGTGACAGACTGCCGCGAAAAAAGCGCGAGACGTTAGTCAAGAGCGCCATTAATTGGCATCGCCACAAGGGCACGGTCGGCCTTGTTGAGACTGTCGTCACAGAACTGTATCAGGACGCGAAACTGCAGGAAAACTGGGAATACGGCGGGAGGCCTTACCATTTTCGCATACTCCTAGGCGGGCTTGCGATGGATAAGGAATCCAGGGCGACGCTTTTGGAGCGAATTAGAGACGTGAAAAACACTCGCAGCATTGATGTGTACCCCAAAAACTGGACGCATATAAATTAGTTAAATGGCATTAGTGGATGTTTCCCGATATATTTCGGGAGGCA